TTTCATTACCTGGCCAGGCTCATTGATAATAAGCTCGTATCCCTCTGGAGCCTCTGCCTCAAATTCCCACCTAGTTTTGGCATCAGGGGCTATCTCCCCTTCTTTCATCTGCGTGGCTGCTGATCTCTGGCGGCTCTCCTTGGGAATGATGCCCTCATCCATCATCTGAGTGGCATCCATGATCCTCTGGTCTTTCAGGCTGTAAAAATCCATACCCCTTGGCATGTTGCCTTCGCCAAGGGCTTCCCATGTAGAGTATTCCCTGGCCTCACTGATAGACTTGTCCCAAGATGCACCCTCCTCAAACTCCCTATAAGCAGATGGTGCCCTTTCCCCAGTGTCAACACCAGATCTCTTGATCGACTTGGCTTCAGCTGCTGGTTTCACGGTAAACAGATCATTCATGTCGTATGAGTCGAACAGCATCTGCTCACCGGATGCACCTGGCTTGTCGGTATAGCGTTCAACCTCGTACATCCACTCGCCAGCTTGCGTACCCTCTCTGGTTGGAACCTTCCTGCGGTACACATCGGTCACCATATACCCTTCTTTCCCTCGGTATATGATTGTACCTGGCATCACATTGTTCCATGGCTTGCTGGTCAGCTTATACTTAGGAACCTTAACTCCCTCTTCCCTCAATTCAGTTAGGGATTTTCTCCCGAGTCCCTTTGGCTCAGGCATAGGAGCTTCCTCTGGTATGCCAGGCGGACGTTCAACCATCTCAACTTCAGGTGGGTACTTGACCGGCTTGCCCGTGCGCTGGTACAGATTGTGCTCAGCCACATAATCCATGACAATCAGCTTGGCTGCTTCTTGGCTAGGTGCCCGTACTCTGAATGCAGTACCATCTGGCAGATCAACCCTCTGCATTTCTCCAGGCTCAAATGACGGGCGTCTGCCGATGAATGGCCTTTGATGCACACCCTCAGGTACGTCACGTGCCGTCACTTCCTCAGTGAACCAGTCGGCAGTTGCCCTCTCCCTGGCAGACGGCTCCTTCAGCTTGGCACCTATATCAGCTGGACGGTACCGGCTCTCCGGGATGTCTGGTGGTTTGATCCACTCTGCTCGTTTGTTAAGTGGGATCACTCCACTTGGATTCTCTCTAGCCAGCTTGTCTTTCAGGGCGTCCCATTTAACTTTTGCCTTTTGTCCGAATGCCTGCCTTAGCACCTGGATATAAATTGGAATCTCGATGCTTCCCTTTGCATATGCATTCCTTAGGCTCATCGCTGCATTTTTCGCAGGTCCCTTCAATGCCTTAACTGGAGTGGATAGCAGTCCCATGTGAGCAAGGAACAGAAGATCTAGTGGTCTGTCTGCTGCGAATCCAAGTGGATCGGCGACGAAGTCATGTAGGGCTGCGAATGGCCAGATGATAAATTGCTCGGCAGTCTTCAGCCCCTCAAGCGGCTCACTCATCCACTGCTGTAGCGGCGATCTTTCTTCTAGGGTCCTACTGTAATCAGGCTCAGGCAGACCTATGGATGCCGCAAGCGCCTCAGCGGCGGCTTTCTTCTTGGTCATTGAGCCGTAACCTGGGCCTTCAGTGCCCTTCATCACAGACTCACCTGTAGGTGGTACTCCTTGTGGCTCAAATCCCAAAGCCTCTGCAGCTATCCCAACTGGGCTTGCCTTTACAGCAGCCTTGCCAGCCTCTTGGAGTGCTGGGCTTTTGCCTATCATGTTATACATGAAACCTGAGATGAGTTCACTCACGCCACGGACTGGAGACAAGCTCACGAGACTCTTGACGATCTCACCCTTATGTGGGATCTTTCTGTATTCTTCCTCGTCTATAATTCCAAGTGAATACGCGGCATCTGCGAGTGGTAGGAATGCAGATAAGAAGCCACATATCTGAGTATACACCTTTGAGCCTGTCTTCTTAGATGCAATCTCAGCAAGGTCGTTGGTAACACTGCGCCCTCCCCACACATACTCAGCCATAGTGTCCATGAATCCAGTAACAGCAGTGCCTGGATTGATCTGGTCCCATACCCATTTAACGTGGTCAAACACAGGATCTAACGGTGTCTTGGCTGTAGACCTAATTGGATCAATCTTTGCAAGTTCTTTCCGGGCTTTCTGAACATTGAATGATCCGTCCTCGTGGAGATACTCCTCCGGTATTTCCCCGCCTTTCCACAGGCCTGTAAAGAAGTCACCAACTGCACCAAGTGCATCTTCCCCAAGCTCGAGTGCTCCGCCCGGAAGCCCTTTCACCCAATCAAGAGCATCCCCACCAGCACCCTTGGCCCAATCCCAGGCTCTTGCTGGTAGGCCAGGTTGCTTATCCTCAGGCATAACCCGTGGCCCCTGGGCCACGATAGACTGGCTTGCTTCTCTCTTCCATGCCCTGTCAAGCCCGGAAAGGATCTCATCGTTCTTAGACCGCATCTTAGGAATGCGAGACAGCGGAGATTCCGGGGTCTCACCAGAGCCACCCTCCAGCCTTTCCACAGACTCTCGTTGATGGATACCCTCAAGCTCAAGGAGGGTTTTAAGTACGCGGTCCTGTCTTGTTTGTGACATTATTTTTCTTTACCAAGGATAACGCCAAGGGCTGTTCCGGCTATGCCTTCAAGCAATCCTTGTTTTTTTTCGTCTATAAACTTCACCAGCTTAGACACCTGAGTCTGCTTTACGGGTTCCCCAGGTACCATCCCAATGTATGCACGGAAATATCTTTCAAGAAGTTTTGTGTCATACCCCTCTTTATCAAGAGACTTAACATACAAGACACCATTGTCATCTTTATGGGTTATAAATTGCTCCCATGTCTCATCTTGATGTTTCTTTCTGTATTCCCTAAACATGTCGACAGTATACAGGGCTGAGGTCAGATCATCTGCTTGCTTTGGACTCAGCAGCATGGGGTTCTGATGGGCCATTTGCATCAATACAGCATAGTCGTGGCCAAGCAAGGCATCATACCCATGGGACATTGCAAACTGTTCATTAGATCTACCATCGAGAGTAAGAATATTTGGCCCAAGCTCCTCAAGGTCACTGGTTGTTTGCCGATCGATCATATTTACTGTTTGTGAAATCTGCTCTGGACTAAACGGAGACTCTTTCTCCCACATCTTTGTAAGTCCATGTTTCTCTATGAACTCTTGGAGCCTCATATTCATGTCGATCTGATTCGAGAATGTTGTTTCAAACAGATGCTTTTGCTGATCAGGCTGTAGATCTTTCCACTGTGTCATATCAAGCCCAGTAAGCATGCACAAAAGTGGTGCAACATTCTCCGGTACTTCATACTCCTCCTCCGGCCACTCGCCATCAATGGCGTAGTGGTCAGCTTGGATTGGTGTCCACTTTCCTTGTCTCAACATACGGTTAGCAAGTTCCATACGATAGTCAATCACCTTCTTCTCAGATGGCTTGCCAGCCTGAGCGTCATAGTATTTAGCCATGGCCCTGTCATGCACAGCCTTGGCTTTAACCTTCTCTTCCTCAAGAGCCATCTCCTGTTCCTTGAGTCCCTTGGCCCACTCCTTGTCCTTTAAATCACGCTGTTCATCTATGATGGCACGTATGCCAGATACAGCATCCATGCCAGGCCCAAGGGGGTTATAGAACGGATTGCTCTTTTGCTGTTCTTGAATAAGCGGTATAGGATTGATTGTAGGTCCAGCCATTTATGTCTCCTAGTAAATAGGTCCAGGCATTTCAAACATAGAGTCATCCACCAGCGGTGTCGATGGAGGACCCCACAGATTATTGATGATACCGTTTACAGCATCGCCAAGATACGGGGCCGCACCACCAGCAGCAGATTCCCACCCACTTTGTGGATACATGGGCAGGTTGTGTCCGGTATTCATAAACATCTGCATCAGTGCCTGCTCATAAGGGTTCATTGCATTTCGGTAGTACGAGTCGAGAGCACTCTGGTTCATTGCCTGGTACATTGCCGATTGATTCATCATCGCATCTGAAAGTTGGAATGGTGCATTCCAGAACTTGTCTCCCATCCCAGCCGCCCCGGCTACAGCCGGTAGCATGCGTGATCGCCCAGCTTCCTGAGCCTGTATGTCAGCCATGGCTTGCTGTAACGCGGCATTGCTTACCATGCGCCCAGTCTCTCTTGTGATCTCATCTCCAAGAGGTTCGGACCAGCGAAGGCCACTCAGCCCATACTGCTCAGCAAGCTCAGCCGCTTTCTCGTTGAGTGCTGGCTGAGCCGCAGCCATAGCCTTATCGAAGATGCCGGATGTATCAACAGGCATGCCCATCTGATCAAACATCTGACCGTAGGCATTGCTTGCAAAGCTCCACTCCGGTGGCAGATTCTGGATGCCACCATAGGTATACTCGGGGGGAACTGCCTGCCCCCAGGGGTTGTTGGCTTCTACCACTTCCTTGAATCCTCCATTGGGCTGTACGGACATTGTCTTCTTGGCAATGTTCATCGGCGTCATCATCCCGCGACTTGAGGCTCCAGTTGACCCACCTCCATATCCTTGTAGATAATCTTTGCTTATCATATTCCGAATCCCTTTGTACCCTTGTAGTATTTAGCTTCCTCTGCCCATGGATTCACTCCACTTCCAGGTGCATATCCAGCCTGGGCCGTGTTGCTTCTCTTCTGCATGCCAGATGTGACATTTCGAGACGTAGTGTCTGGTGGCGTGGCATCAGGTACCGGTGGCGAATATTCGCCTGGTGGTGCAAAGTCATAATTCCCACCATATTGACCGTACTGGCCATATGGCTGTGACCATGGTTGGCCCCAGGCATTCCCATATTGATTCTGCATTTTTTCCTGGTGAGATACAACTCTGTGCTCAGGGTCATTGTAATACTGACTCCAGTCACCAACATCACTATGCTGCTGCTGAAAGCCAGCCTTCTTGAATGCCTGCTTCCATGGCTTAGATTGGTCCCAGCCTATATAGAAGTCCTGCACGGATCGCAGGTCTTGGAACCCATAGTCCGGGTTCCAAATTACGTGTCCACCCCACTTGGGGTCTCTGTACCACTGCTGCCCAACTTTAGACTGAGCCTCCTGCGACCATGGATCGTAGTGGTGACCCATGTGCGGTGACCAGTTGTATGTGCTTGCATCAAACCATGCAGGCTTACCCATTTTCAAACTCCACGTCTAGGTTCTTTGTATACGGTGTCTTCAGGGCATCATCCATCTTCTTGTCAAAATCATCCTGCAGGTCATCGAACCTGCTTCTGAATGGACCAGTGAAGCCACGCTTAAATCGCCGATACATAGTCTGCGTAGGGTTCTTGGGGGCCAGGTTTGCCAGCCAATGATCCTTCAGTATGTATCTCGGATCAATCATTATACCATCCAGGGATTGCCACCATACCCAGGCTTAGCTGGCCCAGGTCTCAATGGCATACGTTGTGGAGGCATGCCCCCACCAGGGGGTGCTGTTCCCGCTCGTGCGAATGGGCTACCCATACCACCACCAGTAATCATGCCCATATTCATTGGGGCGAACTGGCGACCAAGCGATCCTCCACCAATGACATTCATTGCCAGGTGTGCTTGTCCCGGCACTGGTGCAAACTTAGGAATCTCTCCCCATTTCTCAGAGAATGCCTTGTCCTGAAATGCGCTAAGGATCTTGTTGTACGCAGCACGTTCCTCAGGAGATTGTGTTGTCTCCCACAGATACTCACCACTTTTCCCTGTCTTGTCTTTCTTCCCTGATTTAGAAAGCTGGTTAAGCCCCCATGATGCAACAGCCCCACCGATGGCAGGAAGTGCAGGTGCTAGAAATGCCATTTACTTTCTCCTCTTCTTGTCTACAACTTTTCTCAACATGATATTTGTCATCAGCTTTCCGTTCCACCTGAATCCATATTTCTGCCTACCCTCTATCTGGAAGCCCATCCTTTTAGCCAAGGCGGCTCCTCGATCACTTGGTGTTTGCAGGGAAAGTCTTTTGATCCTATACATTTTCATGAACATCGAAAACATACTTTTCAATTCACGTGCAAATGTAGGACCATACAGCTTCTTGTTCCAGAGCTTGAAGATCACATCAGCCCGATACTCTGGAATTATATTCACGAACCAGAGAATGCCGGAGAAGTCCTTGAACTCAAACAGCAGGCCTGGATTGCCATACATGTAGAATGTAAGCATCTCCTTGACCTTGTCTGGGCTTCTGTAAGCATCATCCAGGTACAGTGGCTCATATAACAGCTTGTTAGCAAGCTTGTTGATCTTCTCTTCAGTCGGGATAAATTTCTTAATCGTCGTGTATTTCTTGATCGTGTTCATTTTCGAATAACCCATCTGGCTCCTTCTCGCCACTGCCACTTAACCCGTGGCAGGATGAGAAAGCCAACGTCTATGTGTATGAACGTCTGTGCTCCGTAATATCTTCCAATCCTCAAGGCAGGGTCAATGCTAGTTATAATCTCATACAGATCGTCTACCTCGCTGTCACTGCTTACATCACAGTCAAGAGCAAGGCCGAACCTATGGACTGACAACCTGCCGCCCGTAGAGTGGCAAGGACACCTAAACCCTGAGCTTACGTATAGTGGACGCCCCCAAGCCTCTCTAGTAGCGTCATACGCCGAAAAAAGCCTAGTATACGCTCCCCACGTGTGGTCGAATGGATGCCTCATGCAGTGGGGATCCCCACATCGGCAGTAATACTCAGCTTCGGTGAGGTATTTACTTATCATTCCTACCCGTTATAAGGGGCCACCGACCCACCAAGGTAATACCCGGCAAAATTTGTTGTTGAAAACGCAGTCCCTCTCATCGTAAGTTGCGCCCCGGTTTTCTGAAGCCCATACAGGCTGATGATATCCCCTTGCAATAGGTGCCCAATACCCCCACAAGTTGTCATAATGAACTCAGCAAAGGACGTGTGTCGATCATCCCTGGCAAAGATTCCCGTTGGTGGGTTATGCCCATCTATAATGGTACACAGAACCCTTTTGTCCGCTACCATATTCGTGTCTTTATAAAGAACTGATGCCCAGAAAGCATAGTATCCAGACTCTGGCACAGTGAACCTGCCTGTGGTAGGGTCGAATGCCTCGCCTATGTTTACCACTGAAGAGTCAGAGCCATTGTCCTGATATCCAGTGACCTCAGTCCATGTATCATCATTTATTGTTGTATCAGCTTTCATAAATGACGAGAACATGAAGCGTGGCCTTGCCTGGTTGTATGAGTCCTCAAGCCTCATGCCAGCATCGTCCTGGAGAGCGGCATACAGGTCCCTGCAAAACCTAAGTGCGCCCTCATCTTGTATACCATAGCTATCCGGGTTTGGAAACTCAGGTATACGCTTCAGAAGCTCACTCATTAGAACACCGGCCCTGCTGGCTTAAAGAATACCTCAATAGATATCCAAGCAAACCTGTCTGTGTTTGTGTCATTCTGCACCTTGAACATGAATGTGGCACCGGTAGAAATCAGGTAGAAATCATGATACTTAACCGTGCCATCGCCGTTCCCAATCGAAGCTCCGGTAGATTCCCATGTTGATCCACCATCTGTGCTTACACCGATAGAGGCATTTGATCCGTTGTATACATCCACGTACCACAACCTCACCATGTATACCGTCTTATACCTTCCGTAAAACTCAGGCCTTACTTCAGAAAAGTCATTCTGAGGCGTCAGATAGTAAGCATCTATGGCCGACGTGTAATCACCAACGAAGCCATAATTCTCTTCATACAGCTTGCCGTCATAGCTTCCGTAGTAATACGTGAAATCATCCTCAAGAGGGATGATGATGGTTGCATCACCGGCACCATCGGATATGTATATGCTTTCTGAGAAGCTATCAGACAAGCTGGCAGAGTCCGTAACGGACTCAGCAATACTAATGCTCTCAGCAAGCTCATCGCCCCATACAGTATAAGCACCGCTCTCTTTGTATGCCGACCAGTCATACCATGGACCCCTTGGGCCTTGGTAAAACCTTAGGCGAACCCTGTAATTATACTGAGTATCATAGTTAATGCCTATCTGGGCAGAGCTTGTAGGATAGTAGCCTGTTTCCAGATCATGCCATGATGAGGTGTAATAATCCACATCGTACATGCATGCTGTGTTCCAGCTTTCCCATCCATATCCCCATCCAGATGTCGGCCAGTCCCATGTAATAGTGTTGATCTTTGACAGGCCACCGTTATAGGCTACGCTTACAGTAGTCGGGGCACCAGTTGTAGACACTAGTTTGCTCCCTTCCCGCCGCAGGCCATCGGCTTAGCGTGATCATATACCATCCACTCGTCATAGATGTAGTCATACACAAACATCCACCGCTTCCCATCCTCATCAGTAGTCAGCCAGCGAACCTCGTTCTCCAGGGCATTGTGGTATCCATAACATCTCTTCAACTCGGTAGGTGTAGTCATATCAAAGAACTTGTCTCTGATTGCACGACCGATAGGCTGTGGAGTATCACCATTCATCAGGAAGAAATCACTTCTGCCGATAAAGAAGTTTGTCCCATGTGCGTGTACTATGCTGTACGGGGCAGGAGTGCCGATACCCTTCTTCTGCCGCGTGAATGCAATGGGTGCAGATGGGGCACCAGTCCGGTTACCGATGATCACAGAGTCTTGCTTGTATACAACAAGGTTGGCTCCCACTTTACCTAATCCAGTGATGAAGTCGCTGGTATCTCCCAGGTCAGCACTCCCGCTCCCTATGCCGGTCCAATCGGTTGGGTCGCCCGATATGCACCATTTGATAGTATACATCTGCCTAGATCCTGAAACAAAAAGATCAGCCAACACAAGCCTGTCTGCATATTCAATGCAGTATCTCGCCTTGGTGGCATCCGTAGAATCAAGTGTTGAAGCGGCTCCTGTGCCTGTCCATTTCTGAACATTTATATCGCCGTTTGTGAAGTACAGGTTGTCCTTTACGATAGCCCATGACCAGTTTTCATTTGATGGGACCGAGTACTTTCTCCTTATAGTATAGTTTCCGGTCTGTGTCTCATCCTCATATGTATCAACCAGCGTGATCTGGGTATCGTTGTCAACAGAGTCTATCTCAATCCACGCTGAGTTTGGCTCCTGTGCCGCGGTAAGCTCATTGTCCATAATGAACATGTCGCCAGCAACGGGTGCTGTATCATCTGTGGCATCTACCCAGTCAGTGCTATTACCAGTCACTACACCAGAAGAGATGTCACTGACAGACTCCTCGGTATGCTGTTCGTTAATGTATTGCCACGTCTCACTGGCACCAGTCTTTCTGACCAGCGCATCAGTTTCCATGAAAATAACAGTATAGCCGGTACTGCTGAGCAAGGCATATGCAATAGCCATCACCTGCTCGTTCGGCAGAGTCCTATCCAGGTAATACCCGTTCCGCTTCCTGATCTGCCCCTGCATGAGCTTGAAATTCTTGGCATCCCATGTAGCAGCATCGAATGGCTGCGTAAGCCCTGAGGATGCAAGGCTAAGCCCCTTGCTTGTAGGGCGGACTATGTACTTCTCATAAGGCATATTATGCCCCGGTTACTGTAATGTCCACTGATGCTTCGTATGTTGCCCCGCTGGTCATCGACCTCGGTGTAGTCAACACCTGCCGACACAGCATTGTCCCACCAGAAGACGCATTGAACACCCCGATCTCGCGGATAGTCTCTGTACCTGAGGCTGTCCAGCTGTAATTGACCGTCCCTGTCCCGCTTGATTCTGCTGTTGAGGCATCCTGCGCTCGTGCCAATCCATTCCCGGTAATCTCTGACTGCAGTGCTGTCTGTGTATCGGCGAACGCTGTGTTCGAATCCCCAAGGGCCAGATAGTCAAATGCTGCCACCGATGCAGACCCAACGATCATTTTGGCAACTGCACTTTCACCCGCTGTTGTGATTCCCATAAAAGAACTCCTCTACATTCGTCTTCTCTCCAGTTTTCGGGTCCGCATTCCAACTCGATTCATAAATCAAGTCTCCGTTGAGAACGTCTTTGGTCGAAGGGTATGTTTTTTTGATGAAATCTACCACTTTAATTGCTGTTTCCACGCATTCTGGAGGCAAAGTTTCATAGAGCGATGCGAGGGTAGGGTTAAAGTATTCTCGTGTTGTAAAACGCACTTTTAGTTTTGGCTTATTGCTCATCGCTTATATGCCCTCATGTGGCGTGCGCTTACCTTGGCCCTGGATCTTCCCGACCTTGCCTTCTCTTCCTCTGTGTACAGACCAGCCATATCTATGACAAGCCGTCTAAACTCCTCTACGCATGCTTTCCTACCATCCTCATCTCTCAGATAGTGGAATGCTTTATAGGTGGCAAGCTCTATGATCAGGTCATCAAACTCAGCACCAAGCCCAGAAGATGTGCTGGCTGATGTCAGGGTCGCTGGCCGCTGGCGGTAAAATTGTACGAGAGAATAGGAATCATCTACCGTAGGACTTACCCACACGCTGTTCCCATACCTTGACCAGAATTTTGGTGGCCCCTCAGAATCAGAGTCAGCCCTACCAGCGATCTGAAGCAGATTGTTAAAGCTCTTCCACTCCAGAAGATAGTCACTGGTAGCATCCCACACATACTTGACATGCAGGCAGTCAGATGCGATGGCCTGCTCATACTCTCCATCATCAATGTCTGTGGCTGATGTATATGTAAGCAGACTTGGAAACTCAAAGTTTAGCTTAACCTCAAATATGCGATGCTTGCTTGCTAGCTCCAGCACAGCCTGGTTCACCCACTTGTCAAACAGGTTGAGGCTTGAATCCGTGGCTGACTCAAGGTCAGATCTCTTCCCTGATCGCCACTTTACAATATCACAAAGCTCATCAAATGAGAATGCCATTTACTCCTCTATCTTGCCAAGAATCTCCGAAACATTGATCAGGCGCGTTCTATCCTGCTTGCCTATACCAATGTTGTACTTAACGATATGCAGTACAACGCCAGTATAGAATGAAACTATAACACGATCCCCAGGCTCATACTGCCTTCTTCCCGACTCCCTCAGGTATGGAGACAGTCTCCCACATTTCAAGACTGTTCCGATTCTATTCTGTTCCTGATGCTTCTCTGGCATGTAGATTCCACCGGCGGACTTTTCCTGAAAATCATCAAGCTGAACAAGAGCCGTATCCGTATCTGGATCAAATTTCTCTACAAAGGTTTCAAGACTACTCATTACTTCCACTCCTTTTCCCGGTCTGGTGACTCGGAAATGTTGGTTAGTTTGTTTTCGTCGTCCCTGTCTTTGCCACGAAAATACCAATTATAATGCCATATGCAGTACCAATGCCCATCACGCTTTACCATGTCGCTCTCGGGATGTAAGGTTGTCCCATCTGCCAGAATAACATGTCCAATCTGAGATAGCTTAGCACTACCGGTATCCCAGCTAATAGTTTCCTCAGCCTCTCCCCATGTAAACTCATAGGCAACATCACCGGATACGCTGTAGAGCGTGATCCACCCGGCCCAGTCTCCACCAGCCCATGTTCCAGAGATGTTTTGCTCACATCCATCAAGGTAATAGCCAGTAGCAGAAGATGAGCCGCCGGTTACAAGGTCACCATCACTTGGCTCTGTATCGCCACTCTCTATCTTCAGCTTGACCAGCTTGCGTGGGGAAGATCCACAGAATCGGCATGATCGCCACTTCTCCCCCTTGGGCGGTGACCAGTTTGGATAGCGTGGATGGATAGTGGGCATTATTTCTTCTCTGGCTTAACCTCTACAACAAACCTGGGCAGCGGATCAAATATTGCCCCGCCATTCTTATGCTCGTATGCCCCGATATCAGGCAAATGCCCTATCGGCACTACATTCCCGGCATAGTCTGTGAACAGCCCAACGTGTGCACCCTTATTGATGCAAGGTGAGCCGAACTGGAGGGTGAAATCGTCACCACCAGGGTTGGTCATGAGGGGGTCTAATTCTATTGAATTTGAACCCTTGGAGATTCCATAAAACGCAGTATCGGTGACATTATAGACACAATTATAATCATTTGATGTTCCGGTTACTGCGCCACCATCTTCTGTCACTTTTATTCCATACTTAGTTATCGTGGAAATAATATTATTTTTAACATTCGTATTGCTAGACCCATCTGTTATATCTATTCCGTCATAGCAACTGAAAACCACATTGCCATAAATATCATTTCCGTCACAGTCAACCCAAACATTAATGCCGCCCTCGGGGTCGCCACCGTTTGATTGTTTTGTTGTCCCGCAGCCATAAACTAAATTTTGATAAATACTGCAATTGTCTGTTTTATATATAGCTATACCGCCGCCATCACAATCAAAAACAGAATTTTTATAAATGGCCACAGAAACATAATAAGAGTCATCACCGGTTACTTCGATTCCTTGACCATCCTCAGAACCATCAGACGCAGCAGTTGCATCTGAGATGGTATTTTGATAAACAGAATGACCACTTGTATTAGCAGAACCGGTTGTTTGAAGTATAATATTTCCTTCAAATTTCGATATCGTATTCCCATAAATCGTTGAATCGTCTCCCTTTATTTTAATACCAACCGACTCGGCTAAATCCGGCCCAACTATCGTATTATCGTAAATTGTTGCATTATCCCCAACCCACTCTATCGCCCTGTAATACGGCTCAGTAAATGTGCAGTTGCAAACAATTAGGTGCGTTAGCGTTCCCGTCGTTCCTTTTATCCCGTAACCATTGGCATATTTGATATGAAGTCCATCAAAGGTAAGATATGACTTCTCATTTGGTTTTATAACATCTTTATACGATGCCTCAATAACAACAGCACCATCGGGGTCTTCTGTATAATACACATATAAAACATTAGAGTCCCAATACCAATCTCCTGTTGAGTCTACAGACCCAACATCTGCCACATTTGTTCCAAGCGTTCCGTCAAACCATACCAAGTTCGGCTCTGAATCACAGGTGGCCTTCCATGTATATTCAGAATTATATTCCACATGAAGTACCGGCTCCGTTGTGCCCGAATGTGAATACCACTCTACAAGAACCGTAGAACTTCCATCTTCATCTAAAAGCAAATTGGTGTAATTGCCAGATGCCCAACTTTCTCTGTTGACTATTTCTTGTATAACAGAGTTCAATGACGGAGAATTATATGACGAATCTTCTGTCAATGCGGGCAAATCCCATGCGGCAGAAGCAGTTGTTTTTCTTCCTAATGCTGTCGTCCAGTGAGCGAAAGTCGTAATTTGAGATGCGTTATCCACATCTTCAGCATAAACTGTACACTCTGCCCCATCATTATCATCATTGGCTGAAGTAACTGTTAAATATGATGTTGTTATTGTAGCCGCATTGTAAATATTTAACTGAAATCTCATACACTGACTGACCGGCCCATCTCCCCCAAGCGGCCCCAAATAAAGTTTCGTGCCGCCCATCATATCTTCGCTCCCCTCCTTGATATAATGGTTGTCATCATCAGAGGACATTTCTACATTAATAATTTCTGTATTTTGTGTCCACGTTTCAATAACCCTGGCCCCATTGATAATCGGATCATTCCCGCTGCCATACGATGTAATAACTATCGGATACGTGGCCGTGCCACTGCACCCAACCGTCATCTGTTCCCGCCAAGTATCACCTTTCTGGAGATAGATTGTCGGGCTTTCAGATGGTGTGCCGTCAAGGTAGTCATATATTGAATTATCCCCGCCAGTTGTCCAGTTGATGTCTGAGAGTTCATTATAGGGTGCCGCCTGAGAACCATCCCCATCAGGATACCGTACCTCTATAATGTCCACATAAGCACTCGTTGAGGATGAATACCCGGTAACATTAGCGGTTCCGGCATCACCCGAAGCAGAGCCTTTGTACCAGCAGGTCCCGGTTGCCGTGTCTCCGATTCTAACCCTATCTGAAACACCGTAACTTATGATGTAATCCGTATCTTTATCGAAAGTATAATTCACCCAGTCTGAATATTTTGCCGTACCCTGGGCCACGGTGCATCCGGTGTCCCCACTGTCAAATGTAAGCTCCACAATAGTGCCGGATTCCATGTCATAATCATCGCCAGCGGAAGCCTGCTCACCAATATACGCAGCGGTTACGGTTATATCGTCAGATGAGTGATCCTGTATCTTTATCCTTACCTGGGAAGCATCCTGGTCCAGGGTCGATGCCGCAATCTTTTGCCGAAGGTCATTATCTCCAGCCGCATCCTGATGGTCTGAATCATAGGTATTGGAATCAGATGAGCCGCCCTCGTAATCAGCGTCTATATAAATACTTGGGAAGTCGGCCTGCGGGGGGTTATCACCATTAGACGGATGCGGATATGTGTATGGAGAATACCCGCTCTTTTCGCCTATGTAAAAATCTGTATCCTTGACCACATAAGTTGTCGCCGCTGCCGTCACGCTTATATCCGTTAGGGTTGACCCCTCCAGCGCATTACTCCAGAAATAAGCCGGAGTCACCTCACCCACATGATAATCGGCGGGGAAATCATCTATGTTTACCCTGATCGCATGATGATCGGTAGATGTGCCGGGAAACTCGTCGCCCTCAAAATCCCAAAATACATTACTCCAGACCACGCCTGTGCCGCCACGAAGCAAAAGCCCCTCATCGTCCTCTGTGCCCTCATCGCCGTAAAATGTATTATGGTACCATTCCCATGTGCTACCGGGGATATTATCAGGGTCGCCATCGTCCTGAGAAACCGGGTCCGTATCCTGATAACCGTGTATGTCTGCTATGCCTCGATTGCTTATGGGATCGCGGAAAGTGTTGTACCTGACTACAATGTGTGCCCCCTGGATACCGACAACGCCATGCTTGCACGCCTCGAAAGTAGAGTCCTCGACAAACACAGCAGTAGCAGAGCCGAGCGCCGGTATGGGGTCATCATAGGTATTATCGCCGTGAACACATATTCCATAACCCGTGCTCGATAGGTTGGCCGGGTAGATATTTTTAAACGAGCAGTTATAGATAAGGCCGCTGACTGCATCTGAATCAAGGTTTATCCCAATCCCATTAAAGCTCTCGATATGCAGATCGTGGATAACAATATCCGGCAATTTCTCACAGTGGTAAATCTTGATTGCACCGGAACCAGAAGCGTTGTAATCTGGGCCGTACATCGAGAATCCGCTGATCTCTACTGCGCTACCCTCATCGTCACCGTAGTTTATGTAAATCATGTAATAGGTGTCAGTGGAGTTGCGGACAATCGTAGACTCTGACCCCTGCCCTATAATGCTCACGCCATTTGGCACCCCAAGGATAGACGACCAATCCGAGGTGGTGTCTCCCGCGGGTAAAATAAGCCTATCTCCATCAGAGCAAAGAGCGAGTGCAGTATTTATATCGCTATAACTCAGGCTTGCAGCTTCGTGATCCTCGGCGTATAAACCAAGACACAGAACCACAGCGAATAGAAGTATCGTTAGTTTTCTCATCGGAAATCGTAGTTTGCTACCCCTAGGTAATTGGTGCCGTCGTAGATGAAGCATACGAGATCCACATCACCATCCCCCGTGGAAAGCGTGGGTGCCGTATTGCCCGGCCAGATAATATCCGCCTCGTTCGACCAATCAATCGTGTCGGCGGCACTCGCGTTTGTGCCCTGCACCACGACAAGATAAAGGCGGCATGGGCCGCTCGGGTTGGTAAAGGTTACATCAAGGTTTGTTCCGGTAATCGTCACCCGCTGAACCTGATTCGCCGACCAGTCCACTGTAAAGGACGAACTTGGGGTCTGGGTCGTTTCCGCTGAGTATTCCAAGACAACAAGATTTTGCAGCGTGTCAATATCAGCCTCGATCTCTGCCTCAAGATCGCCAGCGGTTTCCGCATAGGAACGACCAGCTATGGTATCAGCATCTGTAAACTTTGCAAAGTCATTTGCGACCGGCGTTCCAGATGTGTCGACGTCTCCCGCCGCAGCCTCCGCACCCCATGTCTCTGTAGCAGAATTATAGGTTAATACATAATTGTCTGTCGGTGAGGAGACATCAACATCGGTCAGATCATTTAGGGTAATATAGAACGGGTATCTTATTTGCGGATATAGCACTAACCCAAAGGATAGGCTGGCTGAAAGCAGCACAGCCCCAAAGATTCCCAGTATCTTCTTGAACATTCACTACTCCTTATGCATGACGCTCTTTGATCGTAACGGAGGCATTGCATGTTGCTGCATATGTTGTATCCTCATTCTGGATCGAAAGCAGCTTCAGCTTCTGCATGTCTGGATAAAACGTGATTGTCTTCTGCACAGCAGTTGTTCCATTTAGTGCACATACGACCTGAACATAATAAATAGTGTCCCACATCTCTCTCAGAACATCGTATGTTGCAAACTTGAATGTAACATCTCCGCTGGATCCGGCATTGGCTCCCTTCACATAGCAGGTGATAGACCCTAGATGGGCATGCTTAGTATTAATTTGCTTGGAAGTGAAGTCCGTACCGTCTGTCTCTGTTGCAGTCTTTGCCACAGAAGTGTCCGTAGCCAAAAACTTCTCGGTAAATGTAACCATTATTCTTCCTCCGTATATGTATCCTCTATCCCACCGGCTATGTAGCCAAGTGCGGCTAGTTGTTTTCTGATCTTAGGGTTATCCCTTGCCCAATCATCCTTGTCCGGCACAAGCTGTCGCTGACCGTCCCTCAGCTTCATCACCTTCTTCAGGTAGCTGCGTGTAGACACGATGTTAAAGCGCACGTAATACGCACAGATAGGGCACTTCCATGCTTGCTGATGGAAGCTGTGTGTTTCATCCACGGTACCCGTGGCTTCTTTTGGGTTCTCTACGATAAAAGATAGGCGAAGGACAAGTCTATTCCTGCCCCGGTTGTGGAGCAGGCATTCCGGGCAGATCAGATCCCATCCCGGCTCGTGGCCCCATGCGTTGTAATTCCTGTTCCACATGGGGGTCCGTTTCTCCGGGGACAAAAGATAGGTCTTCCCTGGTGTCTTGAATAATACCCTTCGCAAAAAAGTTAGAAGTTTTCTCACAGATCCTCCAGAAATGCTTTGGAGATATGGCAACTCCGTAGACCTGTGTCATCCCGCATTTAGGGCACCAGTACCATATATCTACAGCATGGCCCGGCTTGCCGTCTGGCAGGTAAAAGCGTAGAGGCTTAAATAGGTAGGGTTGCATCTCCGTTCTCACCCCTCGGGTGTTGCAGGCGAGACACAAACTTGGTCTTGATTTGTGGACTCCAATCCAAGAGTCCGATTTATGATACCATTCAGTCATAATGAAAATGGAGGGGGAGGCTTGCATCTCCCCCTCAAGTTGCTTTGCGTGCTATTCGGAAAGCTGCTCAAATATATCATTTAACCTGTCCATAATGTCATCGAGTTTATCGTCGATATCGGACAAGTCTACTACGCTAGTAATCCGCTTTCCAGTGCCGCTACACGATGGACACGAGATTGATCCGCTTTCCTGGTCATTAACCCAAGTGGTCACGGATCCACTACCTCCACATTGTTCACAAGGAACTTTGATCTCAGTAGCCATGTCCTTATGTCAGAAGCACACCGTTGCCGTAAGAGCCGTTAGAGCTTCTTACACCCTCAACAGCCGTTGTGGCCTCAATAGCATTAAACATCTCGTCGATAACGCCAGCATTGTCGTCGATACCCTTTGTCAGGGTTTGGCCGCTGCCAGTAATTGTGCAATGGCGAACGATTGAATGTGGCCCAACAAGATTCGCATGAGTGTAGATGCCAGCCGTATCACATCCTGTAATTAGGCAATCTTCCATGAGAAGATATGCAACCTTGTCATTGGCATCCGTGTAGTTGAAGTATGCTCCGTAATCAGCATTGCAGAACCAACAGTTCTTGAATGTGGTTTTAGTCAAGTCTGTGGTAATAAATGCATATACAGCCGTAGTTGCCTCGGCTGCGCCGGTGAAAAAGCATCCCTCGAAATAGTTATTGTTGCAAATGTCAGCATCGAATGCAGCACCAGTACCTGGAGACTCAAAGCCCACGTTGTAGATGGCAGTATTAATCAAAGCACCAACATCTACAGGATCTCCAGATGCTGGCTTGACCTTTACCCCATTCTGTCCATCGCGGACATCATGCCCAAGACCAATAATCGTACATCCATATGGGAGCGACGTTAGATTCTCGGCATAAGTGCCGGGTGCGATGATCATGATGTCTCTGTTGGCCCACGGTGTGGCTGACCAAGAGATTCTGTCATTCATGGTTGTTACAGCCTTAGCAATAGTAGCAAAGGCCCTGTCCCATGCAAGCCCATCATTCCCATCTGACCCGTTAGCCCCGTCAACCCAGTAAATATTTGAGTTGTAGCGAGGAAGCATGGCAAGTGCATTGATTACAGGCACTCCACCCATGTGTTCTAGCATGTCAGGAACTCTAGTCATAGCGTTCCTCCTTAGGTATTACCGCAGTAGTAACAACGAGGATCACCGAATCCGTATGTGAAATACTGTAGCGATACCACAATCTTGTCGAGAGTTGAGTCAGGTGCATCTTTGATCACCATGATCGGTGCCATTGATGTGAACACGTTGAGGTCGAAGTTGCGGTCGCCCTTGGCTTCCATGAACCATGCGGTTGTAGAAGATAGACGCACCGATTCCACGATTTGCAGTCCCATTTCCTTCAGGACGTTCGTAGTGTTGCTCATCTCATGAGCTTTTCCATCAGAACCCAGGATCTCCTTGGCTGTAATGTAGAGCGTAGGCTCCACGGCAAGGATAGTCGGCTTGGCTCCGATGGGCAGTCCCATGTCGTCGACAAGTGTTTTGAAATAGTATCTGGCTGACTCAAGCGCTGAGATGCTCAGAGCCGCGTCCAGATAGTTGTCGTAGTTGTCATCAGTTCCAGAGGCTAGTCCAGTGTGCGTGTCATAGGCCATAACCTGTCCGTCAAAACCGGTACCTTGATATGTTGAGGATGTCGGATTGTTGAACATCCGCATAATCTCGATATCTTTGGTTTCGGCTTGCACCTTTGAGATGTCCTGTGTCCAACGTTGGTACAGATTGTACTTGTTGAAATAGTCCATCTTGTGGGTGATACGGAATCCTGTACCCCAGCCTGCTTGTGTGTAGGTAACCGCGTTACCCAGGGCAGGAGTTTGGATCTTAATAGGTTGACCTTCAGCAACTGACTCAGCCAGCCCCAGACCAGCGATTTGTTGATCTCGCTCGTCGTACTCTTTTGTGGTTAGATCATTAACAAACTGCTTGTATTCTACAAGAGCTTCGCGTTGAGTTGTATCGAACAGCTTACGCAGCCCGATGTTCAGCAGGTCCTTGTTGTCAGTATTGTCAAAATCTGTCCGAATTACTGAATGTGTGTCAGCCATCTAGTTATCCTCCAATAGCATCACACACCCCGTAGGATGCCCGTACGCATACACGTGTTCCGGCAGCAGCTGTGTCTCTCTGGTCGAGAGAATCAAGAATCCAGTGACCGGCAGTTGTTCCGCCAGCCAGGTTGATCACGGTAGCTCCGGCAGAGATGGTAAGACCATAAGACGCCCCAACCATTGTGGTAAGAGGTGTCGTAGCCGAATCGGCATTGATCGACCAGATCTGCTCTGGAGTTAGCACGGCAACTGGGATATCTGTGCCAGCAGTCCCGGTCGCAGCTTTCATAGCGATCCCAAAAATGTCTTGGTCGTCAGAGGCGATTTTCAGTTTGCCACTATCAACTTTGACAGGATCGCCGATTGCGAACGAACCAGCTGTTGTATGCTCAGGAATCTCTACGATGTTAGGATTACCTTGTCGTAGTTGAAATCCAGCCATGTGTGTCTCCGTTAGAATTTCTGCTCAGAGACGAGATCAAGTATGCTTATCTTCCGATGATTTTAAGGGCCTTTTCTACTTCGTCGTCAGGAACAACTCCACCCTCTGCTTCAACTTGGTTTCTGAATCTTCTTAGCTCAGCATCTCTGGCACCTTCTGATAGGGCCAGGTCTTCAAGACGGCCTACTATATAGGCCTTCAACTCTTTCTTCATCAGGATAGCATCACCAAATTTGAAGTGATGCTCAGCATCCGCTACAATGCCTTCCGGCCAGTAGGGATCTTTGGTGCTGTCCACTGGGGTCCACTGGTTAGCCAGGTAGGTCTGGTATTCTCTGTAATCATTGGTGCTTGTGTGTCTGACCCACTTCAGCTTGTGTGCGGGGCGTGGGCCTCCAATCCCCTTATAGAGCTTGTCGTTGACGTATACCTTGCGTCTGAATTTAAAAACCCCAGCAGCCCTGGCCATCGCCAGGCTTGCCCCAAATTCTTTCTTAGCTTTCTCGAGTGCCGCTTTAGCCTTCTTAACCAGTGCTTCCTGTTTCTTCACTTCAGCTTCGCCAGCTTTCTTCTTCTGCATCTTCTGTAGCTTGACCTTAGCCTCGCCGTACTTTGTGCTCAACTGGGTTAGTGGCCCATCATCGAGTACAGATGCCGCCAGGGAAATGATTTTGATTTGCTGTAGATGGGATGCCATTAGTACCCCCTCTGCTTCTTAATCGAAGCCAGTCCCTGCTCGATCTCTTCATCTGTCAGATTGAACTTGTTTTTGATAAATCGGCCTTTGGCGTCTAATTCCACCTTTCCTCCGCGATTCCCGGTTCTCCCCATTGGTACCTCTCCATTGTATGGAGGCACAGGGTTTCCGCTCGACTCAGCGGCATTTCTTTCCTGCTCAGCCCGGTCGGCATCAGACAAGTAGTCATACTCGCCTCTCATAAACCGCACATATTTGGCGGCTCTGACCCAAGTGTCGTCTGCCCTGATGATGTGTGATACATCATAGCCACGCTCTACCGCAGGGCGAAGAGAGTCGTGAATAACTTTTCCAACGTCATCCATGATGTTGTCGGAACCGTCTTCGCTCTTTCCCTTAATAATAGAGTGGTTGACAAACCTTGGGGCCATCTCCGAATGAGCAACTCTAGCCATGTCTCTGAGCTTCTTCACGTCACTTGTCTGCTTTTCCCCATCATACTTCTGGAGTGTGGTCCTCAACATCTTCTTAACATCCGCAACCTTAACAAACTGGTCGTCTTCCATATCCCCAAGCGGGTCCTCAGAAGCCTCGGTATCTGGAGCGGGTTCGTCAGGTTTCGGCTGAGGGCCAAGACGCTGCGTTCTCTCAATGTGGGCTAGGTCTGCACGAAGTTTGCCGATTTCCTGTCCCTGCCTGCCAACCGTCTTGTTGCGGTCAGCAAACATTTTGACGATTTCATCCATGGTCTTGCCTTTAAGCTCTTCAACGTCTCCGTCGTAGACTGGCAAGGTGGACTTATCGTCTTGTTTTTGATCGGGGGCCTGATCGTTGCCTGTTCCAGGCACGACAGGGTCGGTACTCCCCTCCCTGTATTCTTCTGCCATAACTCCTCCGTCTGCCGGTTAAGGGACTAGAATCTAGTTGCTCCTCGTTTTACCAGCGTCTCGATGTTAGTTAATAGGTCACCATAGAACCTAAGTCCTTCTTGTGCCCCGGCAATCTTAGCCATTGCCTCCGGGCCTGCAGGTGACGTTCGTTTGCAATCAAGATCGTAGCCGTTTGCTTTCCTTTCTAAATACTGTTTGAGCTTAGCCCAAAACATGCTGTTTAGGAAAGACTGACCTTCTCTCCTGATCTGTTGTTTACTTTGTTCATCCAGGTGGTCCATTCATTGCTCCTACGGGTGGGGGCTGTGGCCCCGGCGGCCCAGGATTAGGACCCGGTGGTACCGGTGGCTCCGGCTCCGGTGCCGGAGGTCTGAGGTCCACTGAGTTTTCTATAGCTCCAGCGATGTCAATGGTCTCCTGTAGGTTGACCAGATAAGACTCGCCGTCAACCTGATCAAACTCTTTCATTATCTGGTCGAGTCTCTTATCGCCTTTGTCTATGATTGAGGTCAAGAATTTCTTGAACTCAGATGGTACATTAGGATCAAGGATAGCTTGTACCATGCCAGCAGTCTTAGAGTAGTAATCTGACAGCAGTGAGTACAGCGTCATGTGGATGTCTCTTCGAGTTTCCTGGTTGATAAACTCGGTAGAGGCATACAGATCTATGAACAGCCCATCCCTGATATACTCAAGAGGAAATTCAACGGTAGCTTCCGTCAGTTTCCGTTTCTTGCCTTCCGTCAAGGCATTGATGTATTTGTATTTTGGCCGATACTGAGCAAAGAACTCTATCAGCATATATCCTATCTCAGAAATGCCAATCCTCAAGTTGTCAATTCCAAACTTAAACTTCTTGTTGGCTTCCTGAATATTTGCAAATGTCTCCTTGGCAACCGGTCTCTCGGCAGTCTGGATGCCAAGCACGTTCGGCGTGATACCAACGGCCCTGTCTCCATCGGAACGGAGCATCTGCTCTTCCTGATAGGTCGAAAACGTAGTATCGGAGAACCTGAACTCCCGCAGGGCTGTGTCCAATTCGTCGTCAACAACGTAGATGTTGCCCGGCTCCAGAACTTCCAAGTCCTCCAGAGAGCTTCCGCTTCTAACAAACAAAACAGGAGAGTTGATCTGCGTCAACCTGTCCAGCCTCTGATTATGCAAGGAGTCAATCTCCTGCTGCACATTGGCCAAGATTTCAGCCACACCCTCCCCATCTACGGCATATTCTCTTGGATAAAATACCAGCGCCACAAAAGGCCTGAACCCAAGGAACATGGGGTTATAAACACATCTGAGGATCTTACCGGATTCTCTATGGATCGTCACCACGATATCATCCGGCTCCCCATCGCCATCGACATCATAGGATAGCCATGTCTCCCACACGTCAATAGGCATGGTCTCGTCGACCGTATATCTTACATCTTTCTCCTGCCGAATAACTCTCCCCTCAAGGTTCTCATCGACCCTCGATCCTGGGGAGATATCCTCGACAGAGTCTTTGTCGTAAATCCCCTGCTTGGCTTTTAGTTTGAGTTGAGGGAGGCGGACTCTAGTGCGAAAACCTACGATATAGGCGTCCTGTATGGTAGTTGCGTCGGCGGAAATTACGAAATCCTCTCTCGGGACCGGATAAACCTGAGGCCCCTCATAGAGAGTTTGGACAACCTTTACGGCTCTCGCCTTGGTACCAGGCAGGGGATATGTTCTAACCTTAGGATTCAGCCGCTCCTTCGTCGTTGCATACCTGTATACGGTACGCTTGTCGGATCTCCATCCGATCTTGACTATACCAGTACCGGTCTTAATGCATTGGATAAGGGGTGACTGAAGTTTTTGTCTGAACTTGAGGATGTTTTTTTGGAACCAGTCCAGTGCCTCCTCAAGCTGCCGGTCTATGCCGACATAGAGTGGATCCCTGGCACGGATCATCCACATCTTACGCTTGTTGAATAGAGCATCAACAAGACGCACATGGATAGCATCCGTGTTGGAACGTGTTAGGGGTGTGCAAACATTGGCCGCGTCGGGCCATGGATATTGTTTGGGCGGTTTCCGCCCGGCGTAATTATCCTCCCAGGTTTGCATCTCCTGCATTCTGGGAGCTTGATTTCTAATCTCCTGGGAAAGTACCTCAGTAACATGCTTTGAAAGCTCATCACGTAATGTGGTGCCATCACCTTTGACGGCCTTATCCAAGTCTACATCCAGAGCACCTCTGAATCCGTCATAAGGATGCTTGGATTCAGCTTCGTTACTTTCCTTAGCTTCTTCGTTTTCTTGCGGTATTACGTCTTGTGGCATTCCGCCTCGTGCTTATTCGCTTCTTGGTTACTGTGCGACCCTTAGTTACTCTGCGCCGCTTCCGCTTCGGCCTTTCAAGCAAGGCCTTACCAAATCCCGTGTTTATTGTACTAGATGGCATTTGTTTTATTTGGCACTATCGACCAGACTCGCACTGGCTTCCTTCGCCGTGACAGGGCGATGACTCGACTCCTTCATCCTCGATAGTATCCAACATTCAAGTCTATTGTTCTCAACTGGCCCTTAGGGAATATACCCTTAGCCTTTAACTCTGGATCATGAAGATACCACCCTATCCCAGGATGGAAGCTCCATATTGTGTCGTCTTCGGAAAGCCATTTGGGCATCCCACCGCCTCTTAAATCTACGATAGCCCCTGCAACTGTGTCCCTGAGGATGGAAGTTGTCCGCCCCGCAATAGGGGCACACGGCAGGGGTGGAACAGGGTTCGGCAATCCACTTCCAATAAAATCGTCCAGAGCACTTAATGCATCTCTGTTCATATATTACTCTCCGCACGTTTCCCTCTATTATCTATTATAGCACATTTCTCGGGGTGTTGTCAACTAAAAGTTTAGTTGGAGCTGCCGACAGGACTTGAACCTGCTTGCACGGGTTGAAAGCCCGAGGACTCGACCCTTCGTCCTCAGCAGCGTGTTGCCTGCCGGGCTTGCACCGACATCTTTCAGCTTATGAGGCTGACGTCTTAGCATTAGACCAAGGCAACTGGCAGGCCCCCCTGGAATCGAACCAGGCTAGCCGGGTTCAAAGCCCGGCAGTCACGCCAGCCACTCCGAGACCTATGGTGGATAGGGTTGGAGTCGAACCAACACGCCTGTCAAAGGAAGCGGGTTACAGCCGCTCAGGCCCACCCATGCCCAGCCTATCCGTGGTGAGGAAAGCAGGATTCGAACCTGCGACCCCTGGCTCCCAAAGCCAGTGCGTTTGTCCACTACGCTATTTCCCCACTATTAAAGGTTCCTTACGGAACGCTTAATTACTGGTGGTAGAGGAAGGATTTGCACCTCCAACGCATGGCTCTTCAAGCCACCGCTCTACTGTTAAGAGCTACTCTACCGTGGTGTCCGCAGATGGACTCGAACCATCATTACTCGCTTATCGGGCGAGCTTCCTAGCCGTTGGAAGATGCGAACATGGAGCAAGTGGAGAGACTCGAACTCCCATTTCATGGTTCGTAGCCATGTGCCTTGTCCCTTAGACGACACCTGCTATGGAACACCCAGCAGGACTCGAACCCGCATTCCAGGGGTAGAAACCCTGTGCCTTATCCTTTAGACTATAGGTGCTTAACCTTATATCAGCCTGATATAAGGGATGTGACTTATGGCTGACAGGGCTGGATTCGAACCAACATTACGGTGATTAACAGTCACCCGTGTTACCGTTACACCACCTGCCAGTGGTGCCCAATGAAGGAATCGAACCTCCATCTCTTGCTTGTAAGGCAAGCGTCTTTCCGTTATACGAATCGGGCTATTTGAATAAACCTTTAATTTTCTTGATCAAGTCGATCTTGAATCCGTATTTAAATACGAGGTAAGTAAATGCGGCCAAGACCACAATTCCAATCAGTGCCTCTATCATATTCTCTCCCTTTCTGGTACCAGCACAGGGAATCGAACCCCGGTAGACGGCTTAAAAGGCCGCTGTGTTGCCACTACACCATGCTGGCTTGGTAGGGCTGGAGGGATTCGAACCCTCACGTCACGGCTTTTGAGACCGCTGCATATTCCTATTCTGCTACAGCCCTATTTCTTCTTTGAATGCTTCCTGGCACGGTACGCCCGATAGGCACGCTCAGCAGAGGCCTTGCTCTTGTACATGGCCTTGCCGGATCCTATCCGCCACTTACCGTTGCTTGCTTTTCGTACAGGCATTAGCTTTTTCTGCTGTGCATGTATTAGCGTTTCCTGCGACCACGGCCAGATTTCTTTGTTGTCTTACATCCGCCACGGCCTCGGTTAGCTCTCACGCCCCTACCTGATCCGTCGCGTTTTGGAACTCCTTTTGCCATAGTATGTCCTTATTTGGTGGACAAGGAGGGAATCGAACCCACATCTTCTGCTTGCAAAACAGATGTTCTCCCGTTAAACTACAAGCCCACATGGAGGGTAAGCCAGGAGTTGCACCTGGGTCTCTGCGTTCACAGCGCAGTGATCTGCTACTGAACTACCTACCCATGGAGCGACCGTGGAGAATCGAACTCCTTTAACGAGGGTTGCAATCTCGCCCCGGACCATCCGGCACAGTCGCATAGCAAGGGCATTTGTTTGCCGGGTGCCCTTCCCTGCCATCCCGGTTGGCAAACGCACCCTTCGGTGCTGTTAGTCTCTGGAGCCAAGGGGCTGGAGTTGCACCGCCACCACCTGATTACAAAACAGGTATGCTGCTATTGACACTACCCTGGCCTGGAGGGCGGCTCCTTACACCCGACTTCCTTAGCTGGAGCCTGGGTGCTACCCAGATCATATCAGCCACCACCGCCGGGCTTCAGCATGCAGGTTTACCGCCCATGGAGCGAACGGCGGGACTCGAACCCGCACCGGTGGCTTGGAAGGCCTCAATGCTACCGTTAACACCACGTTCGCTTTCTATACGGGGAACATGCGGCAAGGGAAAGCCCTCTTCGGGCACACCCCCCATATATTGGGGGGTATTCGATTCAAACGAAGTAACCCTTACCTGGGCCACCGATTCATTTCTTTTGGTAGCGGGTATGGGAATCGAACCCACCTGATGGTGCTTATGAGACACCCGAGGTCACCAGACCTCCCACCCGCAGCTAAATCAGATCCATCGCCATATCTTCGATGCTCAGATCATTATCCCAGTATCCGACCTCAATGTCGGTTACTGCCTGTGTGATGCCGTCTGCCTCAAAGATCATGGAAAAATCTGTCTCGTCCATTTCTCTGTTTCTTTCGTACATTAACCACTCCCTCCAGTTGACTTCCATGTCAACTCCTTAAATTGGCATACCCGGCACGATTCGAACATGCAACTACAGGGTTGGAGCCTGTCGTGTTACCTTTACTACCACGGATATGTTGGTACCCGGCAGAGGATTCGAACCTCTACGTCACAGGGTCTAAGCCTGCTGCCTTTGCCATTTTGGCCAGCCGGGCCTTAGGCTTCCTCACACCGTATCCAAGCACAAAGCCACATGCCTCACACCTCATCAGCGTTGAGTAAACCCATGTATTTTTATTCTGTTGGTCCTTCCTTTTGTCTACCTGCAGGCGAAGTTTCTTTCGATAGCACTTCGGGCACCTCGCCGCTGCCATTGTCGCTATCTTCATCCTCAGCCTCCAAAATGTTCACCCTGTGCTCCAGGTCCGCAAGCCTGTCCCATATCGACTTGCCAAACCTCATAATTTTCTCATCTATGGCGGTAGGGGGAGGAGTCGAACCTCCTGAGGCTTCCACCTCTGCATGCTTAGCAGGCATGTTCCTACCCGTTCGGCTCCCTACCATATGTGGAGGAGGGAGGGAGATTCGAACTCCCAGAGCTTTCACACCCTACGGTTTTCAAGACCGCTGCACACGCCAATGTTAGCCCCTCCGCCCTTGCAAGCTGGTTAATCCTTTCCGCCCTTGTGATTCCTTACTCTCCCAATCAACCCATTGAGTGCTGCCTATGGTTCTTTCGGCTTCCTTCAAAAGATCCACACGGCTCTCAAGATCCTTTGCCTCATCCACAGTTAAGTATGGGTTCTGATCCTCCTCAGTATCCTGCTCAACCTCAGTCGCAAGCTCAAAGCGAGCAAGCAAATTAGCAAGCAACCTCGGCATTCTGAGCTTCATGTCATGTGCCTCCTCAGGATATTCCTGATAGCACCAATAACATCGTCAAACCTGAAAGGCCCCTCACGGCGCAAATTCCTCGGCACAGTAACCCATAAGTGGATCGAATCTCGGCCAAGATGCACATGCACAGGAATCTGATCCGGCAAAAGCCCATCCTTTGGATTAAGGCCATCAGTCAATACGTCTGTAACCTGGTCTCTTATCCTCATCTCTCACCGCCTACATCTACTATTATAGCATGCAACGCGGGGGCTTGTCAAATGCTTTCTGCATGCATGCATATATGCTGGCTTTTCCTGCTGGATTTTTAAGGGCTGATAGTCACTGCTTCCGGCTCATGGGGGGGGCTTTGGGTTAGCCAGCCAGCCCACCGGGGGTATGCATGCATGCATGCATGCCTGCCATGCCCCAGGATTGCATGCTAGCATACCAGATCTTGTGTAGGTAAGGAAGCATGCATACTACATCTAGTAGCATGCATATAGATATGTATATGTATTCTTGGGGAAAGCATGCTAGCAAGCCGGAGGGAGCATGCATGCAATGTTCACTTGTCTGGTATGTATGCTATTAGGTGAACAAAGAGGTGAACGATCGGCGAAATTGGGGCATGTTTTGCATGCTAAAAAAACAGCATCTTCTCGAGGTAGTTTGGTGATTTTGCCCATTTTATGGTACGATTGGAGTGCTGATTCAATCAGCAAATCAAATTGAGGAGGCTATCATGCCAACCATCACTATCAATCCCAACATCTTTGAGGCTTCCCCTGAGGAAGTCAAGGAAGCCCAGGCTTACATCAAGGGCTTGCCCAAGGCCAAGAAGGAACAGGCCAGGGAGATCTACCGGGAGATCAGGGACTACCGCATCACTCAGGCCCTGTGCAGAGGTCTGAACCAGAAGTGCAAACGGGCTTACTTCACGGACAAAGAGAACCTGGAGGCCTGCCGGAAGATCTTCTGGGGAGTCAATGCCAACCGGAAAGCCATGTATGACTCCCTGCTCAAGACCAAGAGCAAGAAGCTCTTTAACGCCGTAGCCAAGGGATACTGCGATGATCTCTATGGGTACTGGAAGCAGTCCTACCGCAAGATCAAACGGATGACCCCTCAGGCAGTGGTCAAGTCCTACAGCTAAAGCCTAAAGGCTGAGCAGGCAGGGGCAGCGTGCTTCAAGCCCCTGCTTAAAGCCTCATTCATGCCTTGCAAGGGCATGTAGGCTAATTCATCAAAGGAGGTGTTCTAATGAACACGTTAGCTAAATTCTTTGGGATTTTCTTACTCAAAGTTATCGGCTTCCTGGCCGATGGTAAGAAAATCGAAGCCATCAAGTATGTCCGTGAAACCACCGGACTGGGCCTCAAGGAGGCAAAGGACAAGGTCGATACCATCATAGACTGCATCGCTGACATGCAAAGCGTGCTCCCCTATGAGGTCAAAACCTTGGATGCCAATGCTATCTTCAAAACCATAAGGGATAGCGGGGTGAGTATCGGAGATACAATGGAAGCCCTCAACGATTTGCTGAAAGGCTCCGGCATACGGATACTCTCCGCAGTCTCCGAGGGCTTTGTTTGCCTCTTTAACGGCGAGGATACGGAGTTTTAGGGAGGTTTGTCATGCTCACTAAGGACAAACTAGAATCTTCAATCATCTTCAAGGAGCAGGTAAAGTCCTGCATGTACTGCTCCCATGCCAAGGTGTGCTCGGTCTACCAGGGCATCGCTCTCCGTCTCAAGATTGCCACAAAGGAAGATGTCTTGCTTGGTCAACAGTATACCTTGATGGGACTGGCAAGGGACTGCTCGATGTGGAAATGGGACGGCGAAATCTAGGGAGGTTCAATGACACGCTACATCCCAACGTTTGTACGCAAAGATGGCAAGCCTTGTACCATCATTGCTAGGAAAGGGCAAAGGTCTGAGGCCCGGGACAGCAGACCAGACAAAGACAGCCACAAAGCCTATGCCAGGCCCAAGTATCTGGACATGGAATGGTGGCAAGTAGGGAGGTGAATCATGAAACCGGCGAAATTGGTAGTTGTGTGGAGTGATAGGGATAGGTCTGAGTACCTGCCTATCATAGTCAATGGAGAGGCAGTCAAGTTTCAAGGTGAAACATTGTATTCCTTGAGGCAAACGCATCCTGTATGGGCAAATGTAATGCCTGCACACAAGGAAAGCGTTATCAAAAAGGTCATGCTCGAGGACTTGAATGCCTTGGCTGTAATCAAAGAAACGGAGGTCTAACATGAATACAAAATGGGTTATAGGGCGTTATCCACATGGAGTCATGCTAAATCCAATGGAATTTGTCTTGGATAAGGCTAACAATGTCATGGTGTTTGAATCACCAGGCAAGGCACTGGATTTCTATGTAAAAATCGGAGGCTCAGTCTCTGATATTAATCAGGGTATTTACATAGAACGAGAAAAAGATTTGTTAAAGGAGGATTAACATGCAAACAGTAAGAGACGCAATGATTGATGCACTCAAGGAATTGTTGGAAGTCTATTCAACAGGGGCAGATTTATCTTACTGTCCGCTGTGCAGGGTTATGGAGCACTCTGAGCTAGCTGTTGAACTCACCTGCAAAGGTTGCATTTGGAGTAAAATGACCGGCCTTGACTGCGAGGATTATACAGGCGAATGGGTCAGGTATTTTTATGGCGAGGATGATGTTGTCCCGCCGTCAGTATCATACCTTAGACGCGGAGTCACAAAAGACAAAGAGTTGAACGAGGCATGGAGAGAACATCGCATCGATCAGATCAAGGATTGGATCATCTATCTCGGTCGCCATGATCCCTGGGATGGCATGCTTATGAAAACTAGCATGCCTTGCTATGATGAGGAAACATGACTGCAATATGTTGCAGTAAAGGAGGCACAAAATGTGCATAAGAATCACACGTTTTTCTATTCCAAAGGGCTTGAAACGCAAGCCGACATGGCCATTCAAAGGCATGTATACCATCTGGAAATATCAGCCGATGTGCAGAGAAACAGGACAGATTGTTAGCATGCATGAATTGGCACATATGCATCATGGAATTAGGTTTGACTATGCCGACATGATTGGAGCATGGTTGCCAGAGTCCACGGATCCCATCTATGGATACATGGGCTATACTAGCAAACGTCTTGCAAGGCGGCATGGCATTGGAGATTATCTTATCAAAGTCATGGTAAGAAAGGACGATATTATAGGTTACACCCCTCGTTTGGATGGTTATACTATTGTACAATTCAGAACAGGTTTCGTTGCGACTATTGAGGCTACAACAGAGTCTACGGACGGAAATAGGGTTAGGGTAATGAGTCCTTTAATGGCCACTAAATCCAGGCGGATTAGAAGCGGCATAAGAGATGAGATAACGACAGGGAGGGATGAGTACAATGAATGAACGAGAAGCAAAGAAACATCTCAAGGAGCTAGCATCACAGCTAGTTAAGGACAAGGACAAGCTCAAGTCTTTCGCTGCCAAATGGCGAGTGATGCCCTATCATTACTCGTTGTTCAACAGTATCATGCTTATGATACAGCATGGCAGTGGGAGTCTCTTTGCCAACAAAAGCAAATGGGCACAAAAGAACCGGCAGCCAAAGGATAACGCCAGGAAATACTATGTGCTCGTACCCTCTGCTCCCAAGGTGAGGAACGAAAACCCTAAGGTTGGCAAGTACAAATGGCGGGATCCATTGACCGATGAGGAGAAGAAACGGGCAAGGATATTCTTCAACTGGAGGCTCGGCCCCATACCTATCGAAGATACAGAGGGAGAAGACTTGAACATCGGAGCACAAGACATGATCAACGGTGATGCCCCAGTTACATTCGAACAGGCAGTCGAGGCATTCAAGGGAGACTTCGAGATCAGGGTCGGCTATAATGGCGAGGCCGGAGGCTATGCTACTACCATCGGAGACAAGCACATCATCCGCATCACACCAAGGAAGCAGGAGGCTATGCTTCACACCCTATTCCATGAGATTGCACACCATTGGCTTGGTCATACCGAACGGAAGCATGACTGGTTCACTCCGCAGATGAAAGAGGTGCAGGCTGAGGCCACAGCCTATGTTGCATGCTCTATGGTTGGCATCGAGTCCGACTCATCCAAGTTTTACATCGGCCATTGGGGAGGGGAAGAAGCAGAGTCTATCATTGACAAGTCCTCTATCTACATCCTGCAATCGGCAGAAAGAATAGTAAAACGCTTGATCAGGAGAACGAAAGATGATACAATGGAAAGTGAGTGATCATGCGATACGTAGGTTTTTGGTGGTGGTTGGGCTGGCTTTGGCAATCATGTTTTAACAGGCCGAAGCCTCACCAATGGGGCATGGTCAAGGAATTAGGCAATCTTCCTTGGCCTGCATATAAGTCCATCAAGATGGGAGAGTATATCACTAGACGTGGAAACAGGAGGCCATGTAAGGCAGAGTACACCATGGATTTCGAGGTGTCTACTCTGAGGTGGTATACAATCCCATTGAAATGGCTGAAATATAAACTCAGGTTCGACAAGAAAGAACCAGAGGTTAGGGACTTGAAACACAGCAAGTCATTCTCCCCGGAAGCAGAACGATGGATGCCAACCGGACATATTATACCCGGTGGATACAGTGTCGCTATGACACAACGCTTCGGCAGGCGGAGAGCGATACGCTTTGTTGAGTCCCGACAGATTGTCAAGGCTAAGTTGGCAGAAAGGGCTGCGGTTGAGAGGGCCGTGGCCTTTGCCAAGGTGAGTAATCCTCTCAAGAAAAGGAGAAATCATGGGTGACAGAGTATCATTATAATTTGTGAGCAAGTCTCCGTACGGAGGCGACAAGTGGAAGAGTGCCATTCTGAGTTCCCATTGGGATGGGATGAGCATCGTTAATCATGCCAAGACCTACGTTAAGAGCCTTGCTAAAACCAGGAAAAATAAAGCCTGCTCTCCACTTGACAGGATGGAACCAGACGTGGTAATGGTAGAGTTCCTGAGATGGTACCTGGATAAGAGGGGGTACAATAAGGACAACCCCGTTGATGGGAACTACCGCCTGGCATGCAACCTAAATACGGTGGACAACAGTAATCAAGGGCATCACGAGATATTATGTGATCTAAGCGGGTATTGATGCAACTGCTACAGCACGGCAACCAGAAACTGGCAAGCTACATCCTCAACTGGTCTATCCCTCCAGGCAAGGGATGCTTTGACAATAGTCAGTGCTTTAACACGTGCTATGCCTACAAATTCTATCGGCGACTCAAGAACGTACGTGATGCATGGGAAAGAAACTGGGACTTGACGCAGAAACCGAACGAAATGATTGAGCAGATATCAGCAGAGCTTACAGCATTCGACAAGAGATCACGGCAACCAGAGAGGGTGGTCAGGGTGCACGTTGCAGGAGACTTCTACAATACACCGTACCTGCTAGCTTGGGAGACTATCATCCTACGATTCCCGCAGTACCTGTTCTTTGGCTACACCAGGGATGAATTGGCATACCGCCTGCTCAATTACCATGACAACTGCAACTTCAAGTCATCGTTCCTGCCTGATGGTAGTAATAACTATGGCCCGTCCGACTACGTATTCGACAAGCTCGAAGAGTTTGGCGATAAGCTGTTCGTATGTCCGGCAACCTCCCCCGAATTTTCAGGGAGGAAAATTGTATGCGGAAGAGATTGCTTGCACTGTCTTCAGACACCAGATGAGGACCAGCAAGTGATATTCTTTCAGCATTAGGAGGTATCATGGGTTTAACATGCAACTATGAATGTGATTTGTGTGGCCACACGTCAACAGACGAAGATGAATTTAAACCAGGAAAACTCAATATCAATGTGTTTATTGGAAGCCTGGAGATATCAGAAACCATCTTCGGCATTGGCGGAGGCAATGGGTATGTATGCAAAGACTGCATAGATAGAATAGAAGCATTCTTTAGCATGCTCAGCCTCGATGAGATCATGACAGGGAGACTCAAGTGATCAAGGAACAGAACGCTGTTATCGAAAGGACCATGCTTGGTATAGAGGACCATGGCTTCCTTTCTTTCTGGTTGTACCTAGACTATGGAAAAGGTGTACACCAGGGAGCGGGAGGATATGCACTCGATCATGTAAGCTGGCCAAACAAAAACAACCCTCCAGAGAGACTCTACCTTAGCATCAGGCTGATCACAAAGATTCTCGAAACAGTTGGCGTTGAGAAATGGGAGGATCTACCGGGCACCAACATCAGGGTAAAGGCAGACAATGTGCACGTTGAAGCTATCGCTCATATCCTCAAGGATAACTGGTTGCATTTTCATGATTTTCCTGCGTTCTTCAGGCCAGCCACAGATGCCAAGGAGAAAGAGGATGAGTGATCTCACATTCTCAGAGAGCAAACTGCAAGAGATCAGGGATCGGCTGATCCTTGAGATCAAGCATGCTAACTATGAAGACTGTCACTTCGTAGAGGTAGCATTGAGTTTCTACCGTGCCCACCTCAGGAGAAAGGGACATGGACTTAGAGAAGCAGATGAATGATGCTCTTCATAGGGTGAGGCAGGTCAGGAGGGTAGTCAAAAGGCAGCGGAGCATGTCATCTGGCTATCCCTGGTTGCCTGCCAGGAACAGTTGGCTTGCTGATGTGAAGCTACTAAAGCTGGACTGGATGGAGCGGTTCATCAAGAAGTACAAGTGGATGCCCAATTCATTCCGGCTGATGTGTCTTTACTGGGGCAACCCAAGCAAGTACAAAGGGTGGCACCTGCAATCCCATGGTATCATGGAGGCGTGGGTGCCTGGAACCAAGGAACCTGGTCTGCCAATAACAGACTGGGACAGATAGGAGGAACGATGATAATATGTGATATCTGCGGTGAAGATATCAAGGACAGTAACCCCAGTCGATGGATGATCTCAGTAAATAATGGAGACAGGGTGTCTGTTGTCACGGAAATGGATGTTCATTTGCGGTGTTCTTCCGTACTCAACAAGAGGATCGAGGAGCTTATTGATGAGCTTAGAGTCCAATCATCCAGAGATAGCTGAGGAACTAGACAAGCATGCTGATAAGACGGATGCCAGGATAGCAAGGAAGCTAAAGAAACAGATGGATGCTGGCTTGGCTCTCGTACAGCAGGCAAGGGAGTCTCTTGAGAAGAGACGCGGCAAGCGATGGGCCGATGTTGATTGGGATGTGCGTAACCTTGATCGGATCGAATACATGATCCGCAAACTGAAATACGTAACACCATATCAACGGCGAATGCTTGACGCTTACATCAACCCAAGAGACGATGGGGGCAGAGCATGGAAATACCCAGGCGGTCGCCTGATCGACCGCCATGCTCCTGGGTATGCACACCAACATGGTAAAACAACTGCACCTATAAGGGACAAGCCTATCGGCAACGAAGACGAAGTCGATGTTGACGAGACAAGACCAAGGCTTGTAACGTCTCCGTTAGGAGACAGAGACTAGCATGCTAGCTAGCTATATAATATATTCCCCTTTAGGGGGGAATATATTACTACTATATGCATGCATGCTAAAGGAGAATACTAATGAAGATGAAGCTAACCGAGATACCAGTTGCCCAGCTATATGTCTATGCATCCAAGTGGCACAAGAGGAGAGAGAGCTACCGTCCTTACAGTAAGAACTGGAGGAAGTGTAGTCGTAGATTCAAGCGTGCCATGAAGGAGCTAAAGAGGCGTGACGTTGCGTGACTGACCCCTGGTACTGCAATATGTTGCAGTGAAAATGCTTGACAACCCCCCGCATACGGGGGTATAATTATAGTATGCACCAAACCAATCAAGGGAGGCGATATGCATTAACCCATGGATTATCAAGAGTTTATCGTACGGTTCGACCCCGAGACATGGACAGTCTCGGAGGCCGAGGGCTTTGACCATTTAGTCACAATCTTTAAGGGAGGTTTTACTATGAGCGTCATGATTAAGAAAGTTTGGGAGAACACCGACAGTGCAGGCCAGGATTTCAGAACGGTACAGTTTTCCAATGGAGTCCGGGCTTCAACCTGGGATACGGAACATTTCCCCCTGTGTAAGGCAGGCACTGAGGTAGAAGCCGAGGTCGTGAAGCGTGGCAAGTACCACAACATCGAGTCCATGAAGGCAGCGTCCGGTGGATCCAGTGGTGGTGGGAAGAAAGAGTGGGTGCCTGATATCGTCCGCAATATCATGCAAGGATATGGCAACGCTCGATCCAATGCTGTGCTTGCGGCTAACTTCCTGCTGAGTAGCAAGGATAGTGTCAAGCTGGACGACTACGTAAAACTGGTCGGAACCTTGACTGAGAAATTCTTTGCCAAGGGGAACGAGGTGTTCACCATTGCTCTCAAGGATGCGAAGTCTCTCCTGAGTTTTGAGGATGAGCCTCGCAAGCCTGATCCAGAGAGTGATGAGCCTACCATCCCGGTGGACATGAGCAAGGATGCCTCTGATTCGGGTGAGGCGGACAAGGACGACACCCCATTCTAATGGGGCTAACCGGAGGGGCTGGCTTCGGCTGGCCCCTCCACAAGGAGACAAAAATGGAAAAGTATTTAGACATTACCAAGAAGTTGGAGTTTGAACCCCTGATCGAAAAGCGCAGAACATACACTGACGTGTTTGGTTCTCTTGATCGCACGCGACTGAGACTGAGGGTTCTTTACAAGGGCAGGGTGATCGTTACCATATCACCGGAGGGTGACACTCAACGCCAAGCCGCTGGCTTTCTGGTATCATGGGACAGCGGTGCGTTCCGGGTGCTTGCCAGGGTAGACAACTGATGGCTACCTGGAAGAGAGCCAAGGACGTTGAGAGACACTACTACCTATCGCTGCTAACCAGGCTTGACCTTGACCGTGGCATGAATGAGATACACCTCTCTGATCTGGAGGGGTGTATGGAGAAGAGCTTTCTCCGGCGAACAGTGAGGCCAGTACCAGAGATGGATACACCAGGCCTGCTAAGAATTGCCAGAGGTGTAGCCTTCGAAGACTTTGTGACCAGAGAAACAAGGAAGCCGGTTGTAAAGGACGGTATCATCTGCACCATTGATGATGAGGCATGCGGAAACATCATCGAAATCAAGGCCACCATCAAATCAGCAGGTAAATTCCACCCACTCAAGACCTACCCATGGTGGGCAGAGAGGATGAAAGGATACTGCTATGCATACGGTGTCAACGAGATCGTGTTAAATGTGTTTCACTTCGTATGGTACAGGGGATCCGAGGAAAGAATCAGAAGCTACCGCATTAAATTCACAGACGAAGAACTTGAGGAAAACTGGAAAGAAAAACTGAGGAGAGCAGAGATATTCAGGGCATGCCTCAAGTTTGGTGCCCATGTACCGCCACATGAAATACATCCACATAAGTTTGGGGGTGGCAGATCAGAGTGTGATAACTGTGAATGGAAGGAGCGGTGCTACTGGATACAATCTAATCAGGGAGAAAAATGATGCGTAAATTCACGGATGTTGAGTTAGACCTGGCCCCCAAGGTTGCGGAGATTATGGGGCCGTGGGAGCCGAAAGATGGGGATTATATGGCGGTTTTTGAAACCAGAGGAGATTTGTATGATGGCCCAAAGGCCGAGGTATATGATAAACCGCATGTGTATCTCCTTCATAACAGTAAGGAGGGGCGTTATTACTCGTATGCTGGGATTCATGGATGCGGAGGGGTGTTTAGCGAGGACCCCTCTTACTCCTGTTTGCCTGAAAGATATACCTGGCTCCCCTCCGTGGAGGATTGCCTGGAGTTCCTTAGGGGGCGAGTGGATTCCATAGAGATTTATTCGGAGTCCTATGGAAGGTGGTCGGTCTATACAGAATATAGAGGGACACAAGGGGATTCATGGGGCGATACTCTCAAAGAGGCCCTATACCGCCGTGTCATAGCCGTGGGAGGTAAAGATGATTTGTCCTGAGTGTGGGAAAGAGTCCGTGTTTCAGGGAGGGGACGAATACTACTATTGTTCCGAGTGTGGGTGGTCAACAAAACCCATGGTGCTCATATTCAAGCCCAAGAAAAAGGAGCCATCCGATGAGTGAACCCACGAAAGAGGAGAAGCTGGCTTTCCTCGAGGCAATTAAAGACTTTATTGGTAGCCTCATCACAACAAAGCAGGTTGATATGCTTTATGCGATCCGAGCCGACATTGAGAACGCACCTGAGGGCGGGGAGGATGAAATTTGGGCTTCACTTGTTGGTGTAACATTCCGATGTAGTCAATGCGGGAACGAAATTGAGGCTACACTTCAGAACACCGTAAACCCCACCCCACCGGATGAGGGGAAAAATCCCTACCCCATAGGTCAAGATGAGTTCGGGGAAGTGAAAGTACACGGCCCCGACAGCGATCAGGGGGAGGGGGATATTGACGCCCAGATTGATGAATATTTTATGGACATTATCCAAGACCTTGAGAATGTAAAGGCCGGAAATCGCCCCATAGAGTCAGCCTATGAAACAATCCACATCACCATTCAGCAGATTAAAGAACGACTCCAGGCCCAAGCCAAGCCCAAGGTGAGTGAACCCTTACGGGTTAGCAGGGAGAGCGTAGATTTCGCCTACAAGATGGTTGCGGATGGAATATGGGGTGTCCAAAGGTTTTATCAATGGCTCAAAGAGCTAGGCGTGGAGGTGGAGGATGAGTGACATACTAGCCAATCCCAAGCATACCCTGGATGCATGCATCGAGGACTTGAAGACAGCCAAGGTAGAGATTGAGTTCAGCATGAGGGAAATGCTGATCAGATTGAGGCATGCTTACGGTGCTATCATTAGGGAGTATTACCCTGACAGTGGCATCACCAAGGTTATCGGCAAACTATCAGAAGCTATTGATGTGTCGGAGCGTAGCCTGTGGTACTGTGTATCATTCGCCGATATGTTTCCCAGCGTGGAGGATTTCTTGTCTACGCAAGAGAAGAATATATCATGGCGCAAGGTGATAACCAAGTACCTCACTACCGGAAAGGAAGAGGCCCCGAAAGAGCCTGACCAAACGGGAGTGAAAGGGTTGACTCCAGACTCACCGATAGCCCTGCCCAAGGATGGCAAGCAAGGTGCACTGGCTAAGCTGTGGATAGCCTACATATCACAGCATCCATGTGTATTCCACCCTGATCGGCCATCAGAACCGCACCACTTCCCAACTACAAAGGGAGCCGGTGCCCTGCCACATGAGGCTATCCCTGTATGCGGAGAGTGCCACAGATTGATGCACGACAACCTCTTCGTATTCTGGGCAGGAGAATTTTATGAAGGGAGGAAAAAAGTATTTAAGTTATTCTATGATTTCATCAACAGCGTAGAAGTAAAGAGTGATTAAAGGAGGCAAACATGGAACGTAAGGACCCCTTCATGCAGAAGATGAAGGCTCAGCTTGCTAATGTCGGAGATGTCATGGTCATCGAGAGATTGGCCAAGATGGTCCTCGAGGGGGTGGATAACAACAAGCCTGACAAGGTGCTCGCCGCCCTTAGTGGCTTGAAGAACATCCGCCTGCATGGGGAAGAGGCATGGAGCAAGCAGGTAGAGGAGTTTGCTTACGGTGAGCTTGAGTTTAGGCTCATGGATATGTACTCCGGCCTCAATGCATTCACCACGCAACAGAAGGGAGCGATACGCAAGGCTGTCCAGAGGATGGTGGAAGACAAGAAGCTGGAGAGCATGGGCCGTGGGTACTATCGGGTGATACAGGGTGAACTCATCGAAATGGTATTCAAGAGGGTTGAGGATCTGATTGAGCTTAACATTGACTGGCCATTCAAGATACACGAATGGTACATTACCTACCCAAAATCGGTGATAGTGGTGGCCGGAACAAAGGATGCAGGCAAGACAGCGTTCTTCCTTGACTTTATCAAGAGGAACATGCATCGACATGAGATACACTACTTCAATTCCGAGATGGGGGAGAATGAATTTAGTGTGCGGCTGAATAAGCACCAAGATATCAAGCTCGATCAATGGAGATTCAAGGCCTACGAGCGCAGTGATAACTTCAAAGATGTTATCTTCCCTGATGCCATCAATATCATAGACTACATCGAAGAGAACGAGAACCTGATGAAGATGGGTGACAAGATCAAGGAGATACATGAGCGGCTACACAACGGCATAGCAATCGTAGGCTTGCAGAAAGACTTTGGCGCTACGCTTGGCAGAGGCAGGGCATTCACCTTGCAACGACCACGTCTGTATCTAACCATGGAATACGGGCCAACCAAGAAGATCGGCAAGATGTGCTGTCTCGCAGCCAAGAACAGGCGCAAGGAAGACGATGGGCTTGCTGGCAAGGAGATGGAATATCATCTGTTCGGTGGGTGGAAGTTTAAGATGAGCTTCCCTGATTGGTTCCCGATGGTAGACGACCCATACGGACAGAGCTACCAGAAGGGTAGCGGTAGGGGTTGACATCCCCCCGCATCTTTTGGTATAATAGTAGTATACGTAAGGGATGACCCAGACAGCGGATACTTCGGTTACCAAATTATATCGATGGTCGCTAACCACGACCACAAAATGCCGCTATCGCCTGTTGCTCCCGCATTGCCTCCTTGATTGAATAACTGGGTGGCCCAGGTCAGAGATACTTCGCTACCGGAATGCAAACAGACTCTAACCGAATGTTCCCCCTAATACCATCCCTCCCAAAATAAACTACGACTGCAACATATTGCAGTCCTGACATGGAGGTGTCAGATGACAAGATTCTCTGAGTCAAAACGTGGGTCTTCCAAGACCCTAAACTATGAAGGGGCACCTGCCTACACGGACTCGCCAGAGATGGCACTCTATGGGGCAACGGTGACCTCGACTTTAAACCCCCGCTTTTACGAACCTTCCTCTTCCGACTACATCACCAAGATCAGAACGCTCATCCCCAAGGTAACCCCTCTGTTTATCCTGAAGCTGGCTATCTATGCCAGATCAAAGATGTACATGAGGTCGTCACCTCTGGTCCTGCTCGTTGAATACATCAAATATTGCAACGACAATGGAATCGACGTTCACCCGCTCACATCCAGGGCAATCATTGCTACAATCCAGCGTGCTGACGAGCTTTATGAGATCCTTGGCTACTACAAGCAAGCAAATGGCATTAAAGATGGCATCACCAAGCTATCACATGCCCTCCGCAAGGGAGTAGCCAATGCATTCCACAAGTTCGATGAGTACCAGTTTGCTAAGTACAACCGCCCGGTGTACCCTGGGCTACGTGACGCTATGTTTCTTACTCACCCCTCACCACAGCCACTGAAATATGGTCAAGATGGCAAGGCCCATCTCTTCCGCAAGATCGCCGATGACGATCTCAAAACCCCATATACCTGGGAAACACAGTTGTCTGAGAGAGGCAACACTGCTGAGGTGTGGGCTGAGCTTATCGAATCTGATAAGCTACCCTACATGGCCCTGCTTCGCAACCTGCGAAATATACTGAAAGCTGAAACTCCCTACCACCACTTGACGCTGGTTGGAAAGATGCTAACTGATCTGGAACGAGTGAAACGTAGCCGTCAGTTCCCGTTCAGGTTCCTATCTGCATACAGGGAATTAAAAGCCGAGCCGTATACCGGAGCACGTGTACTTCTCGATGCCCTTGAAGAAGCATTTAATATGTCTTCAGCAAACATCCCGATAGCAGATGATGAGGCTGTTGTGATCGCATGTGATACATCGGGGTCCATGCAAACACCTATCTCACCACGCTCAAAGATTCAACAGTTTGATATCGGACTAGTACTAGGCATGGCTCTGTCATTGAGACTGCCTAACTGTATCACTGGCATGTTCGGAGACCATTGGATTCCTATCCAGTTCTCATCCCATGCCTTGCTTGAAGCTGCTGATGAAATGCACCGGAGAGAGGGGGAGGCGGGGTATTCTACCTATGGGCACAAGGTGCTTGACTGGATCACACGAAATGGCAAGGCGGTAGACAAGGTATTCTTCTTCACTGATTCGCAGATGTATGGGTACCGTGGCCTTTACAGCATGCATAGAGGTGATGTGAACACAACCCTTGAATCATGGAAGGCCGTGAAGCATGTAAACCCGGGAGCTAAACTCTACTTCTTTGACCTATCAGGGTATGGGGATACTCCGATCTCCACCCTGGATAAGGATGTGTGGAAAATCAGCGGATGGTCAGATAAAGTATTCGATGTGCTTGCCCGTATCGACAAGGGCGGGGATGCATTGGATGCCATTAAGGAGACAGAGATTGGATAAGAGAGAGATCGAGGAATACAGGGAGCGGTGGCATGATCGCCATGTCCGCATCGAGGGAAGGAAGATAGTCTATACTCAACCCGGAGGGCAGACGGTGCCCATGAAGTGGGGCACGCTGGTCGAGTGGGCCATGCTGGCTCTACATGACATGCCGGACAGAGTGGAAACTTACTGTAGGGACAATGGTTTTGTGCTGTTGGCCAAGGAGGACTACGATAAACTCAAGGCCAAGGCAAAGGCGAAGTCTAATGTCAAACGTAAACCGCCGCAGAGGAAAGCGGTTCGAAAGAAAGATAGCTGAAAAGTTTAATGGCATGAGAGTTGGGCTTCTCGGAAACATGGATGTAGTGACACAACGATTTGCGATAGAGTGCAAGTCCAGAGATAAGCTGCCTCGATTTCTGGTGAAAGCCTGGCTCCAGGCCAACAACAATGCAGGCGGCAAGCTACCTGTCTTGTGCCTGCATGAGACAAACAAGCCCCATGAACAGGATATGCTGGTCATGAGGGTAGACGACTTTCTCAGGCTGATGGAGGATCTCGATGCCAATGTACGACTATAAGTGCAGGGCATGTGGCCACATCGAACGAGACGTTCTTGAGTACAAGGATGAAAGCAAGAACATGAAGAACAGGGTGTGCCCACACTGTGCTCGCGGAGTCATGGATCGGATGCCATCAGTACCGGGAGGCTTTAATGGACTCCCGACACCGAAGTTTCACAGGAGGCAAGAATGAGTGCACCGGTACACCGGATGACTAAGGCGGAAATTTTAAAGCTAAAAAAGTTTAGATGCAAGCATGGACATGATGGCTTAGATCATTATGCATGCTATCAGGAAGAGGTTGGCTTAGGAGAAAAGGTGGGGTACTTTGACATAGAGGCCTCCAACCTCAAGGCCGACTTCGGTATCATCTTTGGGTACTGCATCATGGATGAGGACTCAGGCAGCATAGACGAGGCATGGATCACGAAGAAATGTCTTGAGTCCGGCGCTCTCGACTTTAACGTAGTAAAGAAGCTGATCGCCGACCTGTCGAAATACGACAGGATCATCACCCATTATGGCACCAGGTTTGATGTACCCTACTCAAGAGCAAGGGCTGAGTTTTGGAGGCTAAACTTCCCAGAGCATGGCCTGATCAAGCATACCGACACATACTACATGGCACGCAGGCTCCTGGCTATCTCAAGCCGGAGGCTGATCAAGGTGCATGAGCACCTGTTCGGTGAATCAGAGAAAACAAAGATTACATCAGGCCATTGGATTCAAGCATTGCAAGGGAACAAGGATTCCCTGAAATATATTCGTGACCACTGCGTAATTGATGTCAGAGAGCTTCGGGATATCTATCTGCGTATGCTTCCTTACGTCAAGGGCAACTCACAAAGGAGCATTTAATGAACGGTGACAAAGGAAAGGCTGTGGCCGTAGACCTGGATGGAGTTATCTATGAGGTCTATTGGGACACTGAGGACGTAGAGATTAAGTATAGGCCATTCGTCTTCGGTAGTAAGATCAAGGGTGCCAAGCAGGCACTGGCTGATCTTCAGGACAAGGGATACAGGATTATCATTCACACTTGCCGGGTGATTCCCGAGTTGAATGAGGGCTACTCAGAGAAACAGTTGTATGATATCGTCCGCAACAAGCTGGATGTGGACGGTGTACCGTATGATGAGATCTGGACAGAGAGAGGCAAGCCCCTCGCCGCGTTCTATGTTGACGACCGAGCAGTTAGGTTTGAGGATTGGGACCGGGTAATGAGGGAGCTTGAGGATGAACTCTAAGACACAAGCTCATGTGGCAGAGCATTTCTTTCTGAAGTGTGTAGAGCTACTAAAACAAAAGGGGCATGACTATGCACCAGAGGATGATGTGCTTCGTAACTTCAGGAAGCATGGGATCTTTGGCATATGTGTTCGCCTTGAAGATAAGATAAACCGCCTCGAGAACCTATCTAAGGGTGATAAGAAAGCCATGAACGAAAGCCTTGAGGATACGCTGATCGACATTGCCAACTATGCATGCCTTGCACAATGCGTGCTGAACGATGCTGGAGTCAGATTTCCAGACGACTCTGAAACTGTTACCATAGAGTATCCACCCGTAGTTGACGGAGGTAAACCATGATAATCTTTGTACTCATAGGCCTGATTGTAGGTGGCCTAGTTGGGTACCTGATCGGCCTACGTGTGGGCACACGTTACATCTTCGAGAAAGTTTTGGCCAAGATGATGGAATCCCCGGAGTTTGAAGATGGTGTTATACGTGCATTCCGCGATGCGGTGAACGAGGTGACGGAGGCTATGAAATGAAAGTACCAATGTCAACAGCCATCTATGCATTCAATGGAATCTTCCAGAGAATGTGGGAAAGGGATGGTCCTCGCAGGGCCAAGGCATACTTCGGTGATATACTAAGCAAGCTGCATGAATCCGGCTGCTCCCATGTTGAATCATTCCCAATGGTGGATGAGGGCAAGTGGGGATACTACTCTCAGTATCATCCATACAAGAGAGACTGGAAAGAAAGGCCAGTCTGGTGGAAGAGAACGAGAGAGTTGCTGAAACTGGCTGCCAAAAACAAGGTGCACATTGACTGGGTGCCCATGTCCAGATATACCTCACGCAGGTGGATCACCAGCTTCGGAGCACCATGGCTTAGACCAGAGGCTGACCGCCGATGGATTAGGTTCATCACTCGACTGATGAGGATGACAAAGAGATTAGACTATGATCCCTCGGAAATGTGGATGAGGATCTCAAACGAAATCGGCCACAGGGATAAGCAGCAAGGAGTAGAGCTTGCTCAGCTTCATGCAAGAATTTATGAGAAGATCAAAAACATTGTTCCCGTCCATCATCAACGCATGGACGTAAGCCACTCAGATTTCTGTAAGCTGGAAGAACCTGGGGTTCTCTACATAGAACCGTTCGGTAGCGGTGCCGAGGACTTTGGATGGCAAGTCATGATGCTCAGCGACTACTTACAAATGCCATCCTCATGGCAAGCCGAAAGGCCTATCGAAGCGTCTTGGGGCGATGACGATTACAATCGCTACGGATGGATTGAGTGGCATGACTTCCTTGCTCAGTATCGTCTCGATGAGGAGACAGAACCAGGATCTGGAAGAACCTACCGTCAACTCATGGATGGAGCCATGGGCTGGAGGAAAGTAGTCTGGAGTCTTGATGGAAACAGAAAGGGGGGAGAGGTCCTTGGTTTCTATCGTGTGCCTGGCACGTCTTATGTTGGCCCATCAATGGTAGATATCCAAAGATGGGCACGGCTGGCATACAAGGAATACCGCCCAAGGGTATGGCTTGTCTACATGCCAATGCATATCTTTGTGATGGACGAACTTGGATACCTCTACGAAGATTTAGACCGCATCAACTACACCGACATTGAAGTTATCTCCAACGAGTGGCTAGCATGGAAGCCGAAGTAAAGCCCCTTGTTATCAGGCAGAATGTAATGCCGAAGATACAGAAGATAACACTCGGTGACCACACCGGGTATGCCGCATTCAGCGGGAGTAAAGGGTACTTTGTGTACCGCAACTCAGGAGAGATAGACGGCAAATCCTGGCTGAAGATCAGAGTCGTTGAAATCTACAAGGGAAAGAATGGGATTGGCTTCCAGTGGAGGAAGCTAAAGGGCAATCACGAGAAACAAAGCATGGCCCATCAGGTCAACATAGGCATACTGCCGGAGCTTGGCTCATCTGTAGCCAACATGATCCTGCTTGTGATGCAGGAGATAGGCATGAATGCTGCCGATGATCAGGTGGATGATGCTGTAATAAAGAGCAAGGAGATAGACGAACTCCTTGGACAACTAGGAGGAAGAGTATGAGACGACCAGGAATACCTAGCAAGCGAGTGCTTGATAACAAAACATTGAGAGATGGAAGTGCTGATCTAAGGGTACCTGTCCAGGTACCCATCATTGGGGTTTCTGCAAATGAAATCATGCTGAATGCGGTTACAATCCGCAAGGTGACCAATGGATTCATCGTGCAGGGTGAGGGAATTTGGAAAGAGGGAACCTTCCGTGGTCAGCAGAAGGTGGAGATCAATGTTTTTGAGAACCATGAGAGCATGGTTAAATACCTAGAAGATCTGGTGGCTCTCTTCAAGGAAGAGGGCTAGTACCCAGTCTTCTTGTCACGCTGGCGGGTTCGGAATCGCTGTCGATTAAGGTTGATGGCCTCCGAACTCGCCGCTTCACCTCTCTGCCACCTCACCTTATAGAGCTTAGCAAGCATGTCAAGCAAATCCTTAGTCATGCCATGAGGCCAGGACACCACCTCAGCTACGAGGTGCTTGAATGACTCATGGATGTATAGCTCACCATTAGACACCGGGTATAGTAGGGCTTCAATGTCCTTGTCCTTAGAGTCTCGGCTCTTATCCTCTTCTATCGGCGATATAGGAAGCCGTACCTTACGCCGCTTTCTCTCTTCTAACACATCGTTATAGATATATCTCTGCTGTCCAGCCGTATCTATTTGCCAGGCACGTGGCTTCCATTTCTTGTGTGCATCAAAGATGCGATCAAGGAAATCCTTTGGCGTGTCGAATACAAAGGACTCAGCATGCACTACAAACTTCTTGACGCTTCCTCTTGGCTGCCCACCTACAAGGATAGCATTTCTGCTTCCTTTTTTGAGTCCTTTCTCGGCTCGAAATCCGCCTGGATCAATGTATCCATATAGAGGGATATCGGAAACCTTGAATACCTCTGCATCTTTTCCATCCTTATCGAGGCATACAAGCCATAGCCCAGCATCTCTCTTATCCCACCTGTAAAACCTGAGCCAGGTCTTCTCAAATTTGTTTAGTCCTTTCCCCTTGTGGGGGTTATTCATATGCTGTGCCCAGAACACCATAACCTTCTCAGGGTTGTTCATCATGTTGATGTAATACTGAGTAGTGAACGGGCTGCCCGGCCAGTTAGTTTCCATATCCGGCTGGTATGGATGTTGCACCCAGGTTACTGTTTCAGTATCCTTGAGACTAGAATCCTTCAGGGCTGGCACTATATTCCATTTGTAATCTTTGTACTTCTCTTGGACATAGCAGAAGAAATCACCGGCACCCCAATGGGTACCGACCACATTGACCTTGCTTCCTTCCGGGTTCTCTGGATCGGGGTTCACTAGAAGCTCATCCACGTTATCGAACCACCGGTAAACGTCCTCCATCACAAGCTCAGACTCCATTGCTTTCTCACCAACGAGGTCGTCGATATGTATGGTGGTGTAGTGACCTGACTGGGCGGCTCCGCCGATACCAATGGCAGTAAAGGCAGGCTCAGCCCAGCTGCCTATCCTTGGTAGCTCAAGTGCTTCGCCGGACCAGGTGGATGTCCTTGACCAGTAGCCATCTATGATACGGGTGTGACCATAGTCATCGTCCGGGTGCTGGTACTGCAGGCGATCTGAGTAAAGTAACCTCAACATTTCGTTGGTCATGAATTGCTTGCCGATCCACTTCAGCATGCGTGAGGCTAGCTTGGCATTCTCAGCGGCGATAAGCTGGCGCTCCTCAGTATCTTGCAGATAGTCCCATATGCCCTTCCACTTAGTGAAGATGGTAGACTTCAGCCAGTCTCGGGGTGTCCCGATAGCGTTGCGTTTATTGTGTCTAGTATCCTGCGTGAAGCGGCACAGCCTGCCATGTATGTGTTCGTTGGCTACGCCGCCCTGGTGGACGTGGCCGCCCACGATACGGACAAAGTGAAAGAATGACCGGTCACACAGCGCCCGGTAGTAGTTAAGTTTTTTTCCGATCTTCAGGATCAGGTTCGTTTTTCCATTCGTCGCCGCCATGTGCTAGTCTCTCAATCTCCTCAAGTAATTCGTCAGAGACCTCTCCGTTCACTGCAACTTGTTGCAGCTTCTTGTCTGCGGCGGACACCTTATCAGGTTGCAGACCGCTGACCATGCGGAGAAGAGTCTTAGTGGCTTCATTGATATCCCTAATGCTGGCCCAATCTACCTTAAATTTCTTCCCACAGTCTGGACACTCGACTGTCTTCTGGCCATGAGGAAGATCCCGTATATCCTCCAGTACCTTCCTTGACTTCTCCAGTATCTCGAACTGGTACTTGCGTCTCCATTCCTTGAGGGCAAGCTCCTCTGGGGTTTCTACTTTGCTATCAGTGTCCATAGCTTCTGTCCTATCAGCGTGATCAGACCGCCGATTGTCGTGGCCAGACCATACAGTAAAGCAGAGATGGCTTTCCTCTTAGTTGCATCTGCCTCAAGAGCCTCAAGCCTTGTGTCTAACTGAGCATGTCTCCCTGGACATGTCTCTTCAATGAAGTGTTCCAGCTTTTCGGCGATGGAAATCTGCGATTGCCTGATATCCCTCAGGTATTCTTTTAGCCAGCTTCCGTTTTTTTCTTCCATACCCCTCTACCTCAGTATCAACAAGATGATTACAACCCCCGCTACTGTAGTCGCCTTAGTAACTACACCCCATGCTTTTGCTTTCTTTAAGCTCCACTCCAGATTGAGAGCGGTTGCCTTCCAGTCCTCCATGCTTCTCTTGTAAGCCTCTAGTGCATCCTCACACCTGAGCCTTAGCTTGTGCTCAGCCTTAAATGACGATGTCCACTGTAGAATGATATTATCCTGAGCCTTGACCTGCTCAATGTACTCGGCGATAGCCGACTCAAGCGTGCTGATCTGTGCTCTCAGGTTGATAACTAAGGGGTGGCTCTCAAGCTCAGGATATGCAGGCTCCAGCATCTTCAGCCGCTGGTTCTCAAGTAGCACAGTCTCTATAGTAGATTCATGCTCCAGCACTTCCTCTGTCAGCACTTCAATCTGAAGCCGGTTATTCTCGATCAGCCCCTCGGCCCATGTTCTGTAGTCAGCATACTCTTTGTCGACAGCACGAGCTATACGCTCCGACCGCTCGGCACGGTCCTTTAGTACAGCGTTTTTGCTATCCAGACGGCACGCTCTCATGGTTGACAGTAGTGTTGCTGCCACCAGAGCCACCATTACGAAGAGTATAACTAAACTTTTCGGTTTTCTGAACAGTTCTCTTAGCAAAATATCCTCCAGCGAGTCCACACGTCGCCCATACAAGAGTCTCATATGGTGCAGACGGATAGAACGTCTTGAATACAAACCCTGCTGCCACGATTGCCATGGACATCAGGATCGTTCCCGATGATGTTACCTTACTCGTATTCATGCATGTACTCCAGCAATCCTCGTCTCATCTTCTCTAGTTGCAGGCCACCTGGGATCTTAGCAAACCCCATGCCGTACTTAACAGACCATGAAACAAAGTCTTCGAATGCCCCAGCCTTGCCAGTCAAGATCCCGTGAATAGCCTGGGCTAGCTCCTGTCCAGTAGCCAATGGTGAGGCAAGCCCCTTTCTCATTTCCCACTTATCACCCTTCATGAACGCCATAGCCATGCCGAATGTCATGTCATAGTATGGGACAAACGAGCTTGCATTCCACTTCTTCTTGCCGGTCATGAGCTGAGTAAACATGTTGACGGTCTGCACAGCCGCAGCCCCAACAAGTATTCTCTTTAGTCTCGTTGCCACATTGCCGGGACTCTGCCCAGTTTTTCCGGCGAACTCCTTGACTGTATTCATAACCTCGAATGAGAATGACTGGAACGGAGCCACAGTACGACCGATCTCGCTTCTCAGCATGCCTGGTCTATCTTCCCAGTTATACATAGACTGAGTCTTGGCAGCCGTATCCGATACCATTGCCCAGAAGTCTTCACCCTCAGGCATGCGTTTTAATTTCAGGCTCATATACTCAGCCAGCGCCGATGCACCAGCGAGATAGTCTTCCATAACACGCATACCAAATGTCCCAACATCCTCAACTGTCTCCAGCTTTGTCTTCTTCTTGAAGAACTCTCCCATCGAGGCCGTCTCTTGTTTGGTTATGCGCCCTCTCTTCAGGTTCTTCATCTGCAAGGCATATGTATTAGCACGCAGCTTTCCTCTCAGCTTAGGGCTAAATAGATATGTTATCATAGCTATCGGTGTAGTAACCGGATGCCTTGCCATGGTCAAGGCGATAGAGGATGTCTGTGTAAACAGGTTCCACCCAACGTTGAACGGAAAAGCTGTTCGCTGCAACATGTTGCGGTAACCCTTCATCGCTTTACGCATGCCAACAGATAGGGAGATGGCCCTGTCCAGGCCAGCTAGTGTGCCAACAAATGCTTCTGCAGAATAGGCTCTTAGGGCATGAGCACCAACGTGACCGGCCTCATCCTTTGGTTTCGTTCCCTTGGATTTAGCTGAGGCTTTCTTGTAAGTATTATCAATCTTATTTGCGGCATCCTTCAGTGCCTTCACAGCCATTCTGTTGAAGATATCCCTCGATGCGATGTCGGCATAGTCATATAGTTTCTTAGTAAGACTTGTCTCCCTGGATTCTGTTGGGATCCTACCTGTTCTATGCTTAGCTCTCGGGTTACCTGGTGCGGTTAGTTGCTCAACTATAAACTCTGGCAGTGGTGCATTTTCTTTTTCAAGCAGCTTTACAATCTTGTCATGTGACAATCCCTTATCGCCGGTTACAACATCCTGCCATGTCATATCTCTGATCTGCTCTGGAGTGTATCCTTTGCCATCCTTTGTTCTGTATGGGATTAGCTTATCACCCATGGCATCACGGAACATGTTTTGTTCCATGATCATGGCATCTAGGATCTGACGTCCCTTCATAGCATATAGCAAACTTCTGTGGCCAACCCTTGGGAACTGCTCCATGTAAGCTGCGATCTGAGGATTTTGAAGCAACTCCTCTGGACTCTTCTTCCAGTCTCCGTGCTGAAGCTCTTGGATCATCAGGTCAGCAACCCTGTCAATAAGCGATCCGGCCTTACCAACACCGTGTTCCCTTACTGCCTGTGCGATAAAGCTCTGCCTTGAACTAAACCATCCTGCTCTCTGCACAGTAAGATAATTAACATCTGTCATCAGCTTCTGGATAGGACCTCGACCCTGTCTTCGAACCTGCTTTAGTGATGGGACATAGTCCGCCAGGCCAGCCCAGTAGTGAGGCTGGCTCCAAAGAACAGATTGTAGATTAAACTTTGGGTTAGGTAGGAATCCCTCCGGCCAATCTGCAAAGTCCCACTTCATCTTCTTGCCGGTGCCGGTTGTTAGGTTGTCAAGGAATACCTTGGCATGTATAGTCGGAGACATATCAAGTCCGTTCTCATGGAACTCCTTGATCATCTTGCGATCCTTGGCAAACGTCTCTGCTGTTAGCTCACGGGCAAAATCTCTTGGATGCTGGAACCTGGTTGGCGGTCTAAACTCTCCAAGATCCTCCATGCGGAGACGTTCCCATTGCCTGCGTGTAGATGGCATGTGCATGAATCTCTTGAGATCAAGCCCAGCTACCTGGTCTTTTAGCCTATTGTAGCTCTCAAGGATAGATTTCAGTGGCAGACCGAAATTCATATCAGTGAAGAACTCTGGATATGCCTCATACAGCGCCTGAAGATCAGCCTTGGTTGGTTCAAATGTTCCCTCGGCCAAAGGATCATCATACAACTTAATCTCTTCTGGAAGTCCCTCTCCCTTTTCTCTTGCCTCTATTCTCCGATTGAGGTCCTGTATCTGCTTCCATCTCTCCATTGAGGCACGAGCCACATCGGGGGCAATCTTCTCCTCACCCTTACTGTACTTGAGTGGATCGCCACGTTCATACCGTGCCTTGTTGGCTTGTAGTATACTGTCTACCGTATTCTGTTGCCGCTCAATATATCTCTCTACACTCTCCCTGTCGGCAATCTTCTTCAGGGTAATATCTGATGAGAAGTATCTATTTCCAGTCTTGGGGTCTATTTTCATTACCTGGCCAGGCTCATTGATAATAAGCTCGTATCCCTCTGGAGCCTCTGCCTCAAATTCCCACCTAGTTTTGGCATCAGGGGCTATCTCCCCTTCTTTCATCTGCGTGGCTGCTGATCTCTGGCGGCTCTCCTTGGG